CACAAAGAGACCGGAAAGGAAAAAATTATGAACGTCTTTCAGGGCGACCGGGCGGCATTCGAGGCGATCCTGGCCTAAAAATAACCGCTCCATGTGGGGCGGAAATTGACGAAACAGCTATTTGCTAACCATTTTTAAGAGCCGTACCTAAAAAGGTGCGGCTCTTTCTTTATACGAAAAAGGAGGTGAGAGTTATGGGACGGAAGACGAAACAAAACAAGATCACCAGCCCGGAATTGATCGCCCAGATCAACCCGAAGAACATTCGGCTGATGAACGATTTTCTGGAATACCTGCGGAGTATCGGCAAGGCGGATTCCACCGTCAAGGCATATACGAGCGATTTGTATATTTTCTTCGTGTGGGTACTCCAAAATGCGGACAACAAGTATTTCCCGGAGATTAGCAAGCGTGACATCATCTCGTACCAAAACTGGCTGTTGCGGAACAACGAGAACTCTCCCGCCCGTGTGCGCCGGCTGAAGAGTACGTTGTCATCTTTGAGTAACTACATCGAGGCAATCTTGGATGACGAGCTTCCCAACTTCCGGTCGATCGTCCGCAAGATCGAGAACCCGGTAAATGAGCCGACCAGAGAGAAGACGGTGCTGACGGACGAACAGGCCGATCAACTCTTGGACTATCTGATGGAGCGCGGGCAGTACGAGAAAGCCTGCTGCTTCGCTTTGGCGCGGTATTCTGGGCGGCGCAAGTCTGAGCTGACGCGGTTCAAAGTGTCGTATTTCGACGACGAGAACATCATCTATGGCACGTTTTACAAAACGCCTGAGAAAGTCAGAACGAAGGGCAAGGGCGTCAACGGGAAAATGCTTACCTGCTATGTGCTGGCAAAGCCTTTCAAGCCCTACTTCGATGCGTGGATGGCGAAGCGGGCAGAGCTGGGTATCAAAAGTGAATGGTTGTTCCCTGACAGGGACGATCCTACGAAGACGATGCCTATCTCTACGCTGAACAGCTGGGCGGAGACCTTCTCCAATATTCTGGGCATCCCCGTGTATTGGCATAGTCTTCGGCACTTCTTTACGACTTCGCTTGCCAAGGCAAACCTACCCGATTCTGTAATCAAGACCATCATTGGATGGGAGAGCTTGGAAATGGTGGATATCTACAAGGATATCGACGATGAGGACGAAATCGGCAAGTATTGCATGAACGGTGAAATCGTCGGGCAGAAGCAAGCCGCGCTTTCTGATCTGTAAGGAGGTGCGAGATGAACGAACTGACAATTCATGACTACCTTCAAAAGAAAGGGCTGAATGAGTGTGGGATTGCTGGGCTGATGGGCAACTTGTTTGCCGAAAGCGGCCTTAATCCTCGGAACTTGCAGAACAGTTATGAAAACGTCCTTGGCATGAATGACAATGCTTATGTAGCTGCTGTGGATAACGGCACCTATACAAACTTCGTGCATGACAAAGCAGGGTGGGGGATATGCCAGTGGACGTTTTGGACTCGGAAGCAAGCCCTGCTGGATTTTGCTAAGTCGTCTGGAAAGTCTATCGGCGATCTCACTATGCAGCTGGATTTTCTTTGGAAAGAGCTGTCCGAGAGCTACCCCGGCGTGCTGGCGGTGCTGCGGGCGGCAACCTCTGTATTGGAGGCTTCCAATGCTGTGTTGCTGAACTTTGAGAAGCCAGCCAACCAGAGTAAGGATGTTCAGAAGAAGCGTGCTGAGTATGGGCAGCGGTACTATGACCAGTTTGCCTCTCAGACTGCTCCTGCGTCCGACTCTGATTTGGAACAGTTCAGAAAACTCTTTCAGGGAATGAGAGCTGAACTGCAGGACAACGACTGCGGCCAGTGGAGCACTGAGGCGCGGCAGTGGGCGTTGGATATGGGTTTGATTACCGGCAACGGGGCTGTCATCAATGGTGAACCCAACTATATGTGGCAAGACCTTGTTACCCGTGAACAGTTCGTGACGGTGCTCTACCGTCTTGCTCAAATCATGGGGTCGCTGGCATGAAAAGTATCTACGGTTGGTAATGAAAATTTCTGACCGTTCGGAAATAAAGAGGTGAACTTCAATGGTCGATATCAACAACATTGTATCCCGTGGTGGGTACCTGGTGGATGGCGCGACAGGAGAGAAAGTCCTATTCTATGAGTGCGATCCCAGAAAAAACACGGAATGTAATCGTGAAATGTGTCGGGGTGACGGAGCAGAGGACGAGGGTAGCTTTGGATTCTGCTCTAAGACACTCGATCCGCGTTTCCGCAAAGACGGCGGTAAGGCTTGGTACGCTGTGCTGAAGACATCAGAGGACGGCGGCGAGCCTTACTGGGGCAGAGAATACGTGGAGGTGGTTTGAAATGATGACGGTTCAAGAATGTATCCAGTACGTTGAAAGCCATCTGGAGATCCGCCCTGCGACGAATAACGGAGCCTATACCAGCGGGAGGACGATCAAGCCTGTCGGCTGCGTAAATCATTCTGTTGGCTGCGCACAACCTTCTGTCGATGTGTTTTTCAACACGATGAACAAGTCCAGCGCGGGCTGGGGTGTTAATGCTCTCCTTGGTGACTTCCATAAGGGCGAAGGACGAATCGTTCTCGCCTTGCAATGGAATGGTCGCCCGTGGGGATGTGGCTCCGGCAGTAAGGGTTCGTGGAATAACACGAAGGTGCAGTGGGAAATTTGCGAACCCGCAGGCCACACCTATGCTGGCGGCACGATGGTCGGATACGACGTGGCGAAAAACCAGGGTTATTTCGACCGGATGTGGAAAATGGTCGTGGCATGGAATGTCTATATGGTCAAGAAATTCGGATATCCGATTTCTGGGATCAGCGATCATGCAGAGTCATATCGTGCCGGCTATGGCTCTAACCATGGCGACGTAGGGCAGTGGTGGCCGAAGCATAGCAAGAGCATGGATGCTCTGCGGAAGGAAGTTCAGGAAATTCTCAATGGCGAAACGGAGGATGATGACATGGATGTAGCACGTTTCAAAGAACTCTGGGGTGAAATGCGTAAGGAACTCCAGGACAATGACGCAAGCGCATACAGCGCAGAAGCACGCGAGTGGGCAACGAAGAATGGCCTGATCGCCGGCAATGGTACAACCGTCAACGGCGAGCCGAATTGTATGTGGGGCGACATTTTGACCCGCGAGCAGTTCGTGACAGTGCTTTACCGCTGGACTCAGATGATGGGCAAGGCGTAAAATGACCATCTCGATCGAGCGTGGTAAGAAGAAAAGCAAGCCGAAATCGAAGAGGCCACGCCTTGGATTTACCAACTGGCTTGCTGTATGTATCATGATTTTCCTTGCCGCTGGACTGGCCGGCGGCTTTTACCTTGCTCGACTGAGTATCGTATATGGGTATACCGGGGCGCTGGCTTGCTATACGGCAGCTTTTGCTCCGATAGGAACTGCCTGCAGCATTGTGCTCAGTAAAATTGTACACAAGAGCGAGGTAGAAAACTCTGGTGCTGATGGAGAAGGAATTAAGTTCGCAACTGCTAAAGCACACAATTTTTGTGAGAACGGCATAGAGGGCAGCGAAGAAAGCCCTGCAATTTGAAAAGGAGGATAGAGTGCTATGGATTCTGAATGGGTACGGCTGATTGTATCAGTTCTGTCTGGTCTTGCCGCAACTATCCCGCTGGTAATCCATCTGGTGAAGTATGTGCGGAAAACGATCCAGGACAAAAACTGGCCGGAAGTTGTTAAGCTCGTTACCAGTTACATGGAACGCGCCGAGACGATGTTCGAGAAGGGTGCAGATCGGAAGGAATGGGTCATGGCTATGGTCAAGGCTTCTGCCGATACTGTAAAGTATGATCTCGATATGGACAAGATTTCCGATCTGATTGACAGTCTGTGCGATATGAGCAAGATTGTCAACGGCCCCTCCAATACGGCGCGATAAGCACTTTGGAGGGACATGACATGAACATGGGAGAGATCTTGGGATGGAGCGGCGGAACGCTCCTTTTGCTTATGACCTTTGTTCAGATTGCCCCGATCAAGGTAAATCCTTGGTCATGGTTGGCAAAGAAGATTGGCAGAGCAATCAACGGTGAGGTGTTGAATGAGATCGCCGATATCAAAAAGGAACAACGTGAGACACAGGACAAGCTCGAAAAACATATTCAGGACGATGATGAGCGAGATGCGAGTATGCACCGCCAGCGTATTCTGCGGTTCAACATCGAGCTTATGAGGGGCGAGGACTTTACACATGAGTGTTTTAATGATATGCTCCTTGACATCGACGAGTATGAGAGATTCTGTGAAACACATCCCGGATATAAGAACAACCGAGCGGTCATGGCTATTGCCAACATTAAGCGGGTATACCAAGACCATGAGGAAAACGGTGGGTTCCTTGTATGAATGAAGAGGGGTGCAGAAATGTACCCCTCTTTTTCGCCAATAGTCTCTATTTGACATGGGTGGTATTGGTGTGTATAATATATAAGATGTGCACAAACCACGAAGCCTATCTGAGGTTTTAAGGCGTTACCCCAAATTTTACCCCATTTGACTATCACAAGATAAAACAAGATAAAAGCAAAATGGGCAAAAAGTTTTGGATTTCATGTGAAATACGAGGTAATAAAGTATGATAAGACAAGATAGAGCATACCGTGAATTGTTCCCGACAATGAAACCCTTAAAGTCTGATGAGAAGCTTGCGACGGGCCCGATTGCTCCGGAATTTGAGCCTGAAGAACCCGCCCAGGAAGAGTCGGCAGCTCCTGTTGAAGAAGGAAAAATCGACTTTTCCAACGTCGTGATCGAGCCGCTTTTCGAGGATCAGGTCGACTTTGAGACCTTCTCCAAGTCCGATTTCCGTGCTGTGAAGGTCCTCGAATGTGAGGCAGTACCCAAGTCCAAGAAACTCTTAAAGTTCACTCTGGATGACGGTTCTGACGAGAAAAGGACGATTTTGAGCGGTATTCACGCATATTATGAGCCGGAAGAGCTGGTCGGAAAGACCTGCATTGCCATCACGAATCTGCCGCCCAGAGCGATGATGGGAATTGAATCCTGCGGTATGCTGATCAGTGCCGTTCACAAGGAAGGTGATGAGGAGAAGCTCCATCTTCTGATGGTCGATCCCCACATCCCTGCGGGTGCTAAGCTGTATTGATTGAGGTGCCAAAATCGGCTCGAATCACCAATTTAGTCACCAAAAATCACCTTTCGTTCTCCAAAACGGAAGCGAATAATGTATAAATCATCGTAGATTGCTTTACAATTCCATATCGTCTCATAAGACTCACTATCGGAAGGTAGTGGGTCTTTTTTTGTTTTGTGCCCGCCGAGTTACATCGGCGGGCATTTTTTTTGATGAGGGTCACTAACTCAGCGCGAAAAAATATTTTTGAAATTTTGAAAAATAAATGTCGTTTTGGAGCCCCGAAGGTTGCGGTAAGAGAGTGAGGGGACAAATTCCTACTCACTGCTACTTGACAACCGAATACACATTCATCAGATACGTTCCTGAGCGGGGGCGAAAGCCCCAGCCGAATGAAGGTGCGCCAAGACCCTCCTGCCCATCCGGGTTATAACGGAAAGCAAGGTGGCGAGCGTTTCCGAACCATTCTGAAATATCCGATTGCTACGGATATGGCCATGAAACGCTACAGGGTTAATGATACTTCTCTACGGAGCTGGCGGAGGACCCGGCAGGGGTGAGATTCCCATGGACTTGTTTCGCAAACAAGCGTCTGATGTATTCCCATGTGCGTGGGGTGTCGAGGACAAATAACGCACAGGTACATAGCGGTACAGAAATGGATCGCTGTGAATTCCAAGAAAGGAGGAAAACGCATGGAAAACTGTAAAGTGATCGCTATCACGAACCAGAAAGGCGGCGTCGGTAAAACGACTACTACGGTTAATCTCGGCGTGGGCCTTGCAAACACCGGAAATAAGGTCTTGCTGATTGACGCTGATCCACAAGGGAGCCTCACAGTGAGCCTCGGTGTAAAGAACCCCGACGAGCTGGATGTGTCGCTATCCACGCTCATGCAATCGGTCATAGAAGATGAACAGCCTCCCGGCAACGCGATTATCGCCCATAATGAAGGCGTTGATTTGCTTCCATCTAATATTGAACTGTCCGGCATGGAAACGGGCTTGTTTAATGTTATGAGCCGTGAGTACGTTCTGAAATCCTGTATCGAGGGTATGAGAAAGAACTACGACTATATTCTTATCGACTGTATGCCTTCTCTGGGAATGATGACGGTCAATGCGCTTGCTGTGGCAGACAGTGTGATTATTCCGTCTCAGCCGAACTTCCTGTCAACCAAAGGTCTTAACTTGCTTCTGCGCTCGATATCGAAAATCAAGCGGCAGATCAATCCGAGACTGAAGATAGACGGCATTCTGCTGACGATGGTAGATAACCGCACGAACAATGCCAAGTCGATTATCACATCGCTCCGTTCTTCAGTAGGAGAAAACATCCGCGTGTTCGAGTCTGAAATTCCCTTTTCGGTAAGAGCAGCGGAGTGCAGTCTTTCCGGAGAAAGCATCTTCTCCCACGATAAGAACGGAAAAGTAGCAGCAGCGTATGAGGCACTCACGAAGGAGGTGACAGAGATTGAAGAACGTGCAAAAGATCGACCTGGGCCTGACTGGATACGATGAGTTGTTCGCAAATGACGAGGAGCGCAAGGTAAACAAGCTCCCTCGAATTTTCGATATTCCCATTTCGGAGATCGACGATTTCCCCGACCATCCCTTCAAGGTGAAAATTGATGAGGATATGGACCAGCTTGTTCAGAGCATCAAGGAGCGCGGGATCATCACCCCTGTCACGCTGCGACCGAAGGAAGATGGACGCTATGAGATCGTATCTGGCCATCGTCGGAAAAAGGCTTGTGAGCTTGCCGGACTGAATACCGTAAAGGCAGAAGTCCGCGAAATGAGCCGCGACGAGGCCATTATCTTGATGGTTGAATCTAACCTACAGCGTTCCACCATCCTCCCGAGCGAAAAGGCATTTTCGTACAAGATGCGTCTTGAAGCCATGAACAGACAGGGCCAGCGCACAGATTTAACTTATTCCCCAATGGGGAACAAGTTGGCTGGAGTAAAATCCTCAGAGGTTATGGCTGAAGAAGTCGGAGAAAGCAAGAACACCATTTTTCGTTATATCCGCCTCACCCAGCTTATCCAGCCGCTTCTTGACCTTGTTGACGAGGGACGTATTGCGTTCAGACCGGCAGTTGAATTGTCCTACCTCAAAAAGGAAGAACAGGAAGACTTGCTGGAGGAAATCTCCTACGCTGACGCGACGCCATCCCTTGCCCAGGCAATCAAGATGAAGAGATTCTCCCAGGAAGGCAAGCTCTCCAATGAGGTCATTGAGTCCATCATGAGTGAAGAGAAGCCAAACCAAAAGGAGAAGATTCGCATTAAGTATGAAGATGCGAGACGGTTCATTCCTGACAGCGTTCCGTACAACAAAACCGGTGAGTATATTATGAAAGCGCTTGAGTATTATCACCGGGTACAGGAACGTCAGAAAGACCGAGGTGAAGCAAGATGACCCTTACGCCAAGGGAGTAGTGTACCTTTTGGGAGAAGCTTTGCCGTTTCCCCCTCTCACACTCTCCCCCTGTTTCACCAGCTTACCAGCTCAAAGGAAGAAGAGTAAGGAGATAGGCGTACCTTTGCCTTACAAAACGGATGACCGTACAATGATGGTGAAAAAATCAAGGAGGCGATCCTATGAGAAAGTCACTTATCATCACGGTTGTCATAGCCCTGCTGTGTTTATGCGGATGCGAGGCCGTTGTAACGGTTCCGGAGAGTCCTGAACCGACTAAAGCAAGCGAAATGCTTCTGACAACGACTGCCGCAGAAGAAAGCACAGATAAGCTGGAAGCAACCACCACATCAAGCGTTGAAATAGATGTTCCTGAAAAGAACGAAGAAGAATCTGGAACCCCGACAGAAGATGTTGTCTCTGTGGACAACGAAGCTGGCCCAGCAGAGAATAATGACCCGGTAAGCTCAGAAAGCACGGTCTCTTCTTTTGAGGAAGTAAAAGCGGATAAGCCTTCGGAGCAAGCCGAGACTCAACCACCAGCACCGAGTGAGCCGCCCAAGGAAACGGAACAGTCCAAGCCTACAGAACAGTCGGTTGAAATTGAACGCGACGAAGCGCCGGCAGAAGTTCCGGCACCTACGGAGCCGCCTGCGACAACCGAACCACCGGTCTCTGCTGAGACAGAGCCACCGGTGGAGACACAGCCAAAGACCGCATACGATTATGAGTTCGATATCAATGCGATCCGCTCTGACTGCATCGCCATCGGTCAGGGTATGGGCTACACGCTGAATACCTCGCTGTCTCCGCAGAACGCAACATGGTGGAATCCGGTAACAGCATCGGAGTCCAATCAAGGAAGCGGACTGCGGTCCAGGCTGGAACAGTATATCCGCTTCCACACCGTAGAAAACCTCAGCGCCTATGGTCTCGATGAGATCACGGAGTTCAACATCTGCTGCGAATCAATCGGAGACGGTTCTTACGCCATCTACTTTGTATTCGCGTAACGTCACAACACAACAACAAGGACGAAGTCCTCTGCTGAAATAGCGGAGGGCTTTTTCTTTATCAAAAAATGAAAGGATGAAAAAGAGATATGAATGCAATTATCAAATCCAAGAGCACGAGACTGCTTTCGGCGGTTCTGGCCGTTCTTATGGTCGTTGCAATGCTGCCTGTGACAGCTTTTGCATGGACAGCCGAGGAAGGTACTAAGTGTACCTCCACGTATGGCGATCTGTATCTCGGCTCTGATGGAGACAACTACTACAGTAAGACTGGAAATACCATCTTCTATAACGATGATGGTAGTTTTTATGTCTCTCCACACAACGGAGGTGTGGCCAGATATAAGTACCTGATGATTGACGCAAACGGAAACTACAATCATGTGTACTGTATCGAGTCCGCAGTTTCCTACAACTACAGTGACACCTACACTGGCACAAGCGGCAAGAACAGCAAATACTTTCAGAATCTTCCCGTAACCGCGCAGTACGGCATTATGATGGCATTGATGTATGGCTGGCACGACGGCATGGCCTCCCCTGTTGCTGGAACAAACGTGGATGACTTTATCTACGCGACGCAATGCATCATTTGGGAATACCAGCAGCAGATCAGAACGAGCCCCACAAGCCTTGCGTCTGCGAACGGTGTTGACGCAGATCTGTTCTACGCCACGCTGAAAAATCGTCCTGCTGAGAAGTGCTACAACTGGATTCTGGAGCAGATGTCCAAGCACTACGTTGTGCCGAGCTTCTCTTCCCGCAATCAGAGCAATGCACAGACCTACACCATGAAGTACAATCAGGCGAATGACAACTACAGCATCACCCTGACCGATACCAACAACACCCTGGCCGATATCAACTTCTCTGCCAGCGGTATTACCGTCACCCGCAGCGGAAACCAGTACACCTTCACCAGCAAGAACATGATTTCCAACGCTGTGATGATCTCGGCTCAGAAGAAGACCAATCTCGGCATGGGAAAAATGCTCATTTGGGGCTGCCCCGGCAAGCAGACGATGGCCTCCGGCGCAGAAGACCCTGTGTACTTCTACCTCAAACTGAACACAGAAACCTATGGCGTTGGCCACATCGTAAAAACCAGCGAAGACGGCAAAGTCGAGGGTATCAAGTTCAATATCTCCGGCAATGGCGTCAATGAGACGGTTACGACCGGTAAGAACGGTACAGTCGATCTGGATCTGCTTCCCGGCACCTATACCGTTACTGAGCAGACCGATGATAAGTATGAAACGCAGTCCGCGCAGACTGTCACCATCGTCAGCGGCAAGACCTCTACCGTCACTTTCAATAACACCCTGCGCCGTGGAGATCTGAAGGTCACGAAGACTTCTGAGGATGGCCTCGTCGAGGGCATGAAGTTCCATCTGTACGGCACCTCCTATTGCGGACTGCCTGTAGATGAGTATTCCGTAACTGATGCCAGTGGCATCGCTGTATTTGATGACGTGCTCATCGGAACCGGCTACACCCTGGAGGAAGTCGGTACTCCCGACCGCTATATTGTTCCCGACAATCAGACCGCTGCTATCGAGTGGAACAAGGTGACCAATAGGAGCTTTGACAACGACCTGAAGCGCGGCGACCTCAAGGTCACTAAGACCGCAGAGGACGGGCTCAACGAAGGTCTGAAGTTCCACCTGTATGGTACTTCCTACAGTGGCATTCCCGTGGATGAGTATGCCGTGACTGATGCCAGCGGCGTTGCGACCTTCAGTAACATTCTGATTGGCACCGGATATACGCTGGAGGAAGTGGATACTCCGATCCGCTATGTCGTCCCCGACAATCAGACGGCTGCGATTGAATGGAACAAGGTGACCAACAAGAGCTTCGATAACGTGCTCAAAAAATGGAACCTTACTGTTACTAAGCAGGACGTGGAAACCGGGTCTGCCCAGGGTAACGCGAACCTGGCAGGTGCTAAGTACGGCATCTTCAAGGGCGACGAGCTGATCGACACCTATGTTACCGACGCGGACGGCAAGTTCACCACCAAATACTATGTCTGCGGCACCGACTGGTCGATCAAGGAGCTGGACAGCAGCGAGGGCTACCTCGTTACCCCCGGCAATGAGCAGTTCGGCGTCGATCCCAAGAACTATACTGCTGAGTATAACAGCGAGGCCATGAAGCAGTACGAACAGGTCAAGAAAGGCAATATCGCCATCATCAAGCACACCGACGACGGCCAGACGCAGATCGAGACCCCCGAGGAAGGCGCAGAGTTTGCCGTCTATCTCAAGAGCGCAGGCTCCTATGACAACGCCAAGGACTCCGAGCGCGATTATCTGGTCTGCGATGAGAACGGCTTCGCTCAGACGAAAGATCTGCCCTACGGCAGATATACCGTCCAGCAGATCAAGGGCTGGGAAGGCCGCGAGCTTCTGAAACCCTTTGACGTGTTTGTCAGCGAGAACGGAGAAACCTACCGCTATCTGATCAACAACGCCAACTTCTACTCCTATGTGAAGGTGGTCAAGATTGACAGCACGACCGGTAAGACCATTCCAGCTTCCGGCATCGGCTTCCACATCTACGATCCCTCCGGCAATCAGATTCAGATGACCTTCACGTATCCGACTGTCACTTCCATCGACACCTTCTACACGGACGGCGACGGTATGCTGATTACGCCCGAAAAGCTGGAGTACGGAAAGGGCTATTCGCTGGTCGAGGTATCGGCTCCCTATGGATACGTGCTCAGCAGCGATCCTGTGTATTTCGACATCACCGAAGATAACTCCACCGAGGAAAACGCCGTAACTGTGGTAATCGTCGAGAAAGAAAACGCGCCTCAGATGGGCGTCATTAACGTGGAGAAGACCGGCGAGTATCTCGCCTCTGTCGTGGACACCAAGGACAGCAAACGCCTGGTTTATGAGGTCGGCGGTCTAGCCGGTGCCGAGTACACCGTGACCGCAGCGGAGGATATCTACACGCCGGACGGTACTCTCAGATACAGCAAGGATGAGGTCGTGGCAACACTTGTTACCAAGGAAGACGGCAAGGCCGTAACCGAACCTCTCTTCCTGGGCAGATACCATGTTGTTGAGACGAAAGCCCCCTATGGTATGATCCTCAATCCCACCGTTCAGACTGTGGAACTGACCTACGCAGACCAGGAGGTGGAGATCACTGAAACCTCCACCGGCTTCTACAACGAGCGTCAGAAGGTCGAGATTGATCTGAATAAGGTCATGGAGCAGAACGAGGTTTTCGGCGTTGGCAGCAATGGCGAAATCACCTCAGTCAACTTCGGCCTGTTCGCCGCAGAGGAAATCGTTGCGGCAGATGGCAGCAGTATCCCCGCTGGCTGGGTACTTGAAGTCGTTGAGTGCGACGAGAACGGCTATGCAGCCTTCAGCACCGACCTTCCCGTTGGTGCAAAAACCTATGTCAAGGAAATCAGCACCGATAAGCACTATGTCCTGTCCGATAAGGAGTACCCCGTGGTATTCGAGTACGCGGGTCAGGAAGTCGCTACTGTTCACATCACCGTGAACGACGGCAATGAAATCCCTAACGAGCTGATCTACGGTACGATTAAGGGTTATAAGGTCAACAGAGAAACCGGTGAAAAGATCTCCGGCGCTCTGTTTGGTCTCTTCCGTGCGGATGAAACCTGCTTCACAGAGGACAACGCGCTGCTGACCGCTGAATCCGGCGAGGATGGCGTCTTCACCTTTGAGAATGTGGTATACGGAAGCTATACCGTGCGCGAGCTGCGCCCTGCAGCTGGCTATCTTGAAAACGAAACGGTCTATGCCGTGACAATCGATGATGACGGCGACGTGGTTGAGATCACCGTAGTGAACGATCTGATCCCCGAAATCGGCACGACCGCCACCATCGACGATGAGAAGGAAGTCTGCGCCACCGAGGTATTCACGCTGACCGATACGGTCGAATACAAGCACCTTGTCCCCGGTAAGGAGTATACCGTCAAGGGCATTCTCATGGATAAGGCCACCGGCGAGCCGTTCCTCCAGAATGGTGAGCAGATTACTTCCGAGGTGACTTTTGTCCCTGAAGCTCCCTCCGGCAGTGTGGAGGTGCTGTTCACCTTCGATGCCAAACTTATAAAGGTTGATACGAACATCGTCGTGTTCGAGAGTCTCTACAGCGACAGCAAAGAGCTGACCGTTCATGCGGATATCGAGGACGAGGAGCAGACTGTGACCGTCATTGTCCCCGAAATCAAGACCGAGGCTTCTACCGACGGCAAGAAAGAAACGACCATCGGCGGCGAGATCACCATCGAGGATCTCGTTTCCTATCACAACCTCACTCCCGGCAAGGAATACGTTGTCAAGGGAACGCTCATGAACAAGACCACCGGTAAACCCGTGACGGTCAATGACGAGCCTGTGACTGCGGAAGCCGCATTTACGCCCGAAGGTAGAGACGGCGAGGTCAAGGTGGCTTTCACCTTCAATTCCTACGTCATCACCGAAACGACCGATGTTGTTGTGTTCGAGAGCCTCTACCGTGAGAATGCTGAAATCGCAGTTCATGCCGACATTGAGGATGAGGGCCAGTCTGTGAAGGTATATGTCCCCGAGATCAAGACCACAGCCTCCATTGACGGCAAGAAAGAGATCAATACGGCTGGCAAGGTGACGATTGAGGATGTGGTGTCCTACACCAACCTTATCCCCGGCACCGAATACACCATCCGTGGCACTCTCATGAACAAGGCAACTGGCGAAGTTTTCACTGTGAACGGCGAGACGATCACCGCAGAAGTGAAGTTTACACCGAAGGACAGAAATGGCGAGGTGAAAGTGAAGTTCGTCTTTGACGCTTCCGGTATCACCAAGAGCACAAGCCTGGTAGTCTTCGAGAGCTTGTATCGTGATGATGTGGAGATTACCACGCATAAGGACATTGAGGACAAGGATCAGACGGTGACGATCACGCCGCCGCCCGATATTCCCAAGACCGGAGATACCACGAACATCCCTCTGTGGGGAGCTCTCACCGGTATTTCTCTCCTGGGAGCTGGCGTAGTGGCGTTCTTCACCTTCAGAAAGAAAAAGGAGGAAAACGAACATGAACGCTAAGATGATTATCGGCATCTGCCTTGTGGTATTCATTGTCGCAGGGCTTATCGTTCTTCGCCTGAAGAACAAAAAGTAATGGACAAGGGCGGCACCCGTCAAAGGGTGCCGCCCGATTCCATAAGGAGGAAAGATTATGGATGAAAAACGAATGGTCGGTGATTACACCGTCCTCAACTCCATGTATATCGGGCACAGAGAGATTATCCTGGGCGAGAACCCGAAAGCAGCCAGCGGAGAGAGATATGTCTGCTGCTATGCCGAGCGAGCACTGTTCTATGAACAGTATCTTGAGGCACAAGTCAGTGATGATTTTGCCGAGATTGTAAAGCTCTACGGAGAACGCGTGACGCAGGCCGCAGACGAGATCATGAAAGAAACGGAAAAGGTAACGCTCGAGATTGGAATGAACGACGAGATTACGGCAAAGGATTGTAAGCCTATTTCATCTGATGACGCTATCGAAGATAAAGTAATCGTGATACGCGGGAATGTGCTTCGCCCGGAATTCAGACACGCCTCTCACCAACTGATGCTTTGCACAGGAGGCTTCGGCGCACAGAAAAACGCCAGAGGACGAACCTGCTACTGCATCTCCCTCTATAGCGGAAAGCAGACGTCGTTTTATCGCGGTGATGTCCTTGGCGTCATGGATAAGCGCTCCTTGCCTGAATGGGCTAAGATCGGGCTTCAAAACGCCCTCGAAATAAGACAAAACGAGAAAAGCCATCCCAATGAAAGAGGTGAAGCCAGATGATCGACTATGAAAAGCGAGCCATGATAGAGGCTGAAGATAAATACACCTTCCGCCAGAGTTCTCAGATTTCTTCGCAAACCGGCTTGATCGGTTATCTTCGCGCTGATATGGATACAGACGGCAACGGCTTCTTCAGCTCATGGAATGACTACCGAAAAGACCTCAAAACTGATGAGTTCAAGCAGGAGTTTGACGAGGTTATCAATTCTTTGCGTGAGGAAGGAGATATTCTTCACAACCGAAAGGACCTCGCTTATTACTGCTACACCAATCCGCAAAGCAAAATGGAAACCGAGCAGGACTACTACGGTGTCCGTGTCGATACGGATAAGTACACCTACCTGCTGCGCCTGAACCCGAATAAGGGCGAGTACAACCTCTACTGTTACTGCTATGTGAAGGACTGGCTCAATCAGCACCTTCAAAAGGCAGCAAGAGGCATTCGCTTCATCAACAGCGACTATAAGGAACTGTTCCGTATCCCTGATGGTGGCAAAATCAAGATCCACCTTTCGTGGAATGAGGATCAAGTGCGGACTTGCAGATATATCGACGATTACCATGTTGAGATCGGTGATAACCTCTACCACATCTGCGAATTTGCCGAGCGGATGGAGCAGAACGGACACACCTATGAGCCTATTCGCACAGAGTTGCCGGAGCAGTGCTACAGCATTCTCCCCGGTTCCGGTGAAATCATCGTCGTAAAACGCAATGAAAAAGGCTACTACAATCCCCATATTCCCGCTGCAAGCAAGGAAGAAGCGCGAGAAATTGTCAACGAGTACAACGGAAAGCTGGGCGTTACCAGAGCCCAAGAAGAAGCCATGAGGACCGGCTCCATGTTTGGCTTTCATGTTCCCGGCGCTGATCCCAAAAACTACGACAAGGACGGCAAGCCCCTGCCTCCTAAGGACAGAGGTGACGCCCGATGAGCGAATACTGCGTCTGCTGCGGAGCAGAAATACCGGAGGGCAGAATGATTTGCCCTATCTGTGAAAAGTACGGAGGTGAGCAAAGTGGAAGACAGACACATTATCTGGAGCAACGAGAACCTCGACCTGGACGACTGGCGAGAAGATTTGCAAGAGCAGTATCCCGACTGTTCCGAAGACGAGCTCTATCGTATCATGTGCGAAACAAACGCAGATTACCTCTCTGACGAGCGAGTAAACCTGAATATCCAGTTATCCCAGCCGATCCTTGTGATAGCTGATCTTGGATTGTGGCATGGACGGCGTATGGGATATAAGGAAGTCCCCAGCGGAAATATCCGCGACTGCCTGTATTCCAATAACGACTATACTACTTGGTATGTAGATAAGAACGGAGACTTCCGCTGTGACGATGTTCACCACGACGGAAGAAACCACTATCTCTATCGAGTGTATAAGGACGGTGTTTCCGAATATCAAAAGGACCGGCTAAAAGAGAAACTCTACGAGGGAACCGCGACGAGAGCCGATGTGACACGGATCACCAGACGCCTCGGTGATGAGATCGGCAAGGTGTATGGCTGGGAGTTCCCGACAAGGCAACCGGATCGAGGTGAGGCAAGATGAGAGTGAACGCTATGACGGAAGAGTTCGAGGATGTAACCGTTCTCGGACATCCGATGATCTTCACTTGCCTGAGAGTGAACCGAGAGACCGTACCGAAGGGCCTCTATATGTACGAAGTCAGGCACGATGATGACCAGCAAGGCGACCCTGTACAGATCGGCAACTGGATCATGGTAAATCATTGGGGAACGATTATCTCCAATAAGCCGATCCGACTGGAGCCAAGCCCAAACAGGAATAATGCCTACCGGGATATTGACCCGGAAGAGGACTGGAACTATGAAGGAACTGTCACGACGGTAAAGGAGTATATGGAGAAGCATCCTCCTGTGCTCCATAAGGAAAAAGAACAAGAACCTGTGAGATAGGAGAAAGCGATGGATAGAAAGAAAGCCATTTGCGAATATCTCCGCCAGAATCATATCGGCAAGGAAAAAGCCATCCACAGCAAGGAGCTTGAAAAGCTGTTCATGCTTGACGGAAGAAATATTCGCCGCAAGATCAGTGCTCTTAGACAGGATGGCTTTCCTATTTGCAGCGATGAGACGGGATATTACTACGCAGACAATCAGAAAGAGATCAACCACACAGTTTGCAGGCTCAATGAGCTTGTGACGAAGGTGTCCAATGCCAGAACCGGCCTGCTGTTTGCATCGGTTCTCGGTGAGAAGGAACAGACCATAGAGGTCACAATCAAAGTAAAGTAAGGAGGTAATCCCATGCCGAGCAAATACCAAATCATTTCGGAGCTGGCATCCCTGACCGCAAGGGATATCACCTCCAAGGCAGAGCGATACACGGACTTTCTCGTTACTGCCGCCAACAACTATAAGTACAGCTTTAAGGAGCAACTGCTGATCCATGCCCAGAAGCCGGACGCGACGGCCTGCGCGGAAATCGAGACTTGGAACCGGCTCGGTCGTTGGGTGAACAAGGGTACAAGAGGCATTGCGCTCCTTGTCGATAGAGATACCCCATACAAGCTGCGCCATGTCTTTGACTACTCGGACACGAACAGCCGTGCCGGTCGAGTGGTCACGCTTTGGCAAATGCGTCCGCAGTATGAAGAACCCGTAAAAGAAAGCCTCCAGGATAGCTTCGGAGAGGTGGAGCTTACAGCAGACTTTCCACATTTCCTTATGGAGATTGCAAAGAATGCTGTTGAGGATAACTTTTCAGATTACCTTTCCAATCTCCAGTCTGTCAAAGGTGAGAGCTTTTTGGAGGAACTGGACGATCTCAATCTGGAAGTCTGGCTGAAAGACACTCTGCGAAGCAGCGTCGCGTATATGGCGCTGGTGAGAGCAGGCTATCAGCCGAGCCTCTACTTCACACGGGATGATTTCTCCCATATTTACGATTTCAATACGGTTCCGGTGATCTCTGTTCTCGGTGCGGCAACAAGCGATATTTCTGAGATGGTGATCCGAGAAATTGCAGAAACCGTAAAAGGACTGGAAAAAGAGGAAAAACAGAACAATCGCACATTTGCGAGAGGCCGATCCTCTGAGTATCATGAAAGCAGAAACAATAAAACCGAAAGGAGCTATGAAGATGGAACTGACCTATACGATGCAGGGAGATTACCTGATCCCCGACCTGACCGTTCCGGAGAGTCCGAAGATTGGGAAGTATGGAATGCTGCGTCGGACCTTCCTCCGAGAGCATCGGGACGGAATCTACACCGGGATGCTGCTGGAAGGAACGCTGAACAGCCACTTGGAGGAAGTGGACGCCCAGGCCAACCGGATGATGGACAAGCTGACCGAGCAGATGAAGACGCTCAACGGCGTGACCGAGCAGATGAAGGCCGAAGACCAGATGAAGTGGGTTCAGCTGATGAACTCGATCCAGAACTCGGCGGAGGAAGTGGTTCTGAGAGACCTGATCTACGCGTAATTCTTCCCTCAGAGGAAGAACAGCAAGAACTGATTGCAGAAGCGGAGGCTGAAACGACCTCCGCTTTTGTTATTTCTCAGGAAGATATCGATGCAGTGCTGACTCGTGGCAGCGGTATCCATGATGGAAAGTACCGCATCTATGAGCAGTACCTGAAGCAAGAAACCCATGAAGCAAATGTCGCGTTTCTGAAAGATGAGTATGGCATCGGCGGTGCGTATCCTGCTGTTCCCAGCAGGCAGCTTGATGAGAACCATGATGGAAAGGGCATCAAAATCAGTAGAGGCAGTATCATGCACCCTGATGCAGAAGTCCTTTTGAGCTGGAAAAAGATCGAAAAGCGTATTGGGGAACTGATTGCCACGGACCAGTATCTCAGTCAAGCTGAGAAAGAGCACTATCCTGCGTATCGTGCCGAAGCGGAAGCTCGTAGAGGCCGATCAGCTATCTCGGAGGAGTTTCGCTCCATCGTTTATGACTACAACGACTATGTGACGCAGCTTGGAGAAGAGGATAAAAAGCTGAATCTTTATTATCTGTCAAGCTGCTGGGGTGCTTTTTCGGTCGGTGATAAGAAGATGTATGCGCGTACCTCTGACGGCGATTTCATCCTTCCGATGATGCGCGAAGCGATGAATACCATCATTGCTGACAACACGCATCTGACTGAACGCTGCGAAGCAATGTTGACGGCGTTGAACAGTGATCTGGCGAGACCGCTGGAACCTTCTTATGACGAGCTGAACCCTCCACCGGAGCCGGAAAAAGAGTATCGCTTCTCTCTTGGCGATACCGTCTATCTTGGAACACATGAATATGAAGTGCTTTCCTTCGACGAGCATGAAGTGGTCCTGTATGATACGCAGTTTCCTCTTTTCAATAAGACCATGACACGCGAGGAGTTTGAAGACCGGCTAAAAGAAAACCCTCTGAACGATCATCTTCTCCAAGTGGTGGAACAGGCACTAACCCCTGATAATACTGAAACCAGGATAGCGTTGGACACCGATAGAGAAAAGGTCTATTGGATATACTTCAACCCAGATTCCACGGCTGGCGGTCAGTATGTCTCCGGTGAACTGGATTTCAATGTGTTCAAGGAGCTGATCGACCAGTATGATATCGAGAATCATCCGGAAAATGCAGCGCAGTTCACTACGGATCTGGAAGAGATGTCGGATCAGTTCCTTGCGGACATCAACACGCCGTTTTTTGTCGAGGCTGAAAACGAGTACGAAGGTATAACCGAATATACGGGCTTTACTGCTGAAAACATCCTGCAAATTCATGAAGCCATCCTCTCTTATGAGACAGATCGGGATGCAGAGCGAGACTTGAATCGGCATGAGGCAGAGTTCGGCGCTGATGGTACGCGAGTTTTCCGTGACGATGAGGAAAGACAGGTACAGCCGGAGACGGGGCCTTTTATCGACCACTATTATGTTGTCGAGGACCTCTCTGCAGCGCCATTATCGGTGACGGAATACCCTGATCGAGAAAAAGCGCTGAAAGCATACTTTGCTCTGCCGGCAGATACCATGAAAGCCTTTGGTGTAGTCAATGCCAAGGAGCTGCCCGGCAGTCTTGACTTCATTCAGTGCAGAGATGGCAAAGACACTCTGATTGAGGACTATGCCAATACGGATGATGACTCTTGGAGAAATTCTGAAATTGAAGGGCTTGTTGACCAGCTAAAAGAAATGCTGGCCGAGCGTGACAAGCCGATTGAACCGCCTCCGCAGAAACAGCGCAGTGGCAAGGTGACACCCCATGTACTGCTTCCCGAAATCAATACCGACTACAGAACCAACTTCAGAATCGAACGTGACGATATCGGCGTTGGTACACCGCTGGAACGGTTCAACCACAACAGGATGGCCATTCAGCTTCTGAAAAAGCTGGAGGATGAGCACCGCCTGGCAGATACTAATGAGCAGCGTATCCTTGCGGATTACGTTGGCTGGGGCGGTCTGTCAGATTATTTCAAAGAGGACAATCCTCATTATCAGGAGCTGAAGGAGCTTCTGACAGAAGATGAATACGCTTCTGCCAGAGAGTCCACGCTGACGGCGTTTTATACGCCTCCGGTCGTTATCAAGGCGGTCTACAGCGCACTTGAGAATATGCACTTCAGGACCGGCAATGTGTTGGAGCCTTCCTGCGGCATCGGCAACTTCATGGGGCTTGTACCGGAGTCTATGGCAAGCGCGAAGTTCTATGGTGTTGAGCTGGACAGCATTTCCGGCAGGATTGCCCAACAGCTTTACCAGAACTCCAGCATTGCCGTGCAGGGCTTTGAAGACACCAACCTTCCGGACAGCTTTTTTGACGCGGCTGTAGGCAATGTTCCCTTTGGCCAGTTCAAGGTGCCTGACAAACGCTATGATAAGCACAACTTTCTGATCCACGATTACTTCTTTGCCCGCACCCTGGATAAGGTTCGCCCCGGCGGTGTGGTGGCGTTCATCACATCGAAGGGAACGATGGACAAGGAAAACCCGGCAGTCCGCAAGTATATCGCCCAGAGAGCAGACCTGCTTGGGGCGATCCGACTGCCAAACAAAACCTTCAAGGATGCAGCAGGCACGGAAGTCACATCGGATATCATTTTTCTGCAGAAGCGAGACCGTCTGATTGACATTGAGCCGGAGTGGGTTCACCTCGCAACAGATGAAAACGGTATCCGCATGAACTCATACTTTGTCAGCAACCCGGAAATGGTGCTTGGCGATATGCAGATGATCAGCGGCGCACACGGTCCGGAGTCGGCTTGCATTCCTTATGAGGACGCGGAGCTGGGAGATCTGCTGCAGGACGCAATTCAAAACATCCACGCTGAGATTACAGAGTTCGAGCTGGATGATCTCGAAGCTGAGGACGAAGACCTCTCTATTCCCGCAGACCCGTCCGTGCGAAACTTTAGCTATACGGTGGTAGACGGCAAGCTCTACTTTCGAGAGAACAGCCGAATGAACCCTGTTGAGGTTTCCATGACGGCGGAAAACCGTATCAAAGGCATGATCGCCATCCGCGACTGTGTAAGGACGCTCATTGAGTATCAGACGGAGGACTACTCCGATGCTGAGATTCAGGCAGAGCAGGCCAGACTAAATGAACTCTATGATGATTTCAGCAAAAAGTATGGCCTGATTAACGCACGGGCAAACAATTCCGCCTTCAGCTCCGACAGCTCCTACTGTCTGCTTTCTTCCCTGGAAGTGCTGGACGATGAGGGCAACTTCATCCGAAAGGCAGATATGTTCTCCAAGCGGACAATCAAGCAGAAGGTTACGATCCTCTCTGTGGATACTGCGTCGGAAGCGTATGCTCTTTCCCTTGCAGAAAAAGCCAAGATCGACATGCCCTATATGATGGAGCTGACCGGAAAGAGCGAACAAGAGCTGTTTGAGGACTTGAAGGGAGTTATCTTCCTGAATCCAATGCACACGAGCGACGATGACGGCAGGCCGAAGTATCTCCCTGCCGATGAATACCTTTCCGGCAATGTCCGCGAGAAGCTCGAATGGGCACGACGCAGCGCAGAGCTCTATCCGGAGGATTATTCCGAGAATGTGCGAGCGCTGGAGGCTGTGCAGCCCGTTGATCTGACGGCAAGCGAGATTTCTGTCAGACTCGGTGCGACCTGGCTTCCTCCGGAGGTTGCAGAGCAGTTCATGTTTGAACTGTTCGACACACCGAGATATTGCCAGTGGAACATCCACGTTCACTTTTCTCAGTACACGGGTGAATGGAACGTGGAGGGTAAATCCTACGATCGCACGAATGTCAAAGCGTACAACACCTATGGTACGAGCCGGATCAACGGCTATAAGATCATGGAAGAGACGCTGAATCTGAAGGACGTGCGGATCTTCGATTATATTGAGGACGAGAACGGCAAGAAAACGGCTGTGCTCAATAAGAAGGAAACGGCAATCGCGCAAGGCAAGCAGGAACTGATCAAGCAGGCGTTTGCCGACTGGATTTGGAATGATCCCGACCGACGCGAAAAGCTGACACGGCTCTACAATGAAAAGTTCAACAGCACACGCCCGCGAGAGTATGACGGAAGTCACATGAGCTTTGTGGGTATCAACCCCGAGATCACGCTCAGACCGCACCAAGTCAACGCCATCGCTCATATCCTCTACGGCGGCAACACACTGTTGGCGCACGTCGTAGGGGCTGGGAAGACGTTTGAAATGGTTGCGGCAGCGCAGGAGAGCAAGCGGCTGGGGCTCTGCCAAAAGAGCCTGTTTGTCGTTCCGAATCACTTGACGGAACAGTGGGCAAGCGAGTATCTCCAGCTATATCCCTCTGCGAACATCCTCGTGGCAACGAAGAAAGACTTTGAGACAAAAAACAGGAAGAAGTTCTGCGGCAGAATCGCAACCGGCGACTATGACGCGGTGATTATCGGACACAGCCAGTTCGAGAAGATCCCCATGTCCATTGAGCGGCAGAGGGCTATACTGGAGCAACAGCTCGATGAGGTGCTGGAAGGCATAGCCGAGCTCAAAAGAAATCGAGGCGACAACTTCTCTATCAAGCAGTTGGAGCGCACAAAGAAGACGGTCAAGCAAAGGCTCGATAAGCTAAACGACCAGTCCAGGAAGGATGATGTCGTTACCTTTGAAGAGCTCGGCGTTGACCGTGTTTTCATTGACGAGGCACATTATTACAAGAACCTCGCTGCGTTCACGAAAATGCGGAACGTGGGCGGAATCAGCCAGACGGAAGCGATGAAGTCCAGCGACCTCTATATGAAGTGTCGATATCTGGACGAGCTGACCGGAGGCCGAGGCGTTGTGTTTGCGACAGGTACACCAATCTCCAACAGTATGGTTGAGATGTACACCATGCAGAAATATCTCCAGTACAGCACCCTCAAAAGAAATGACCTGATCCTCTTCGACGCTTGGGCGTCAACCTTTGGCGAGACAGTCACGGCTATCGAGCTCTCCCCGGAGGGCACCGGCTACCGTGCAAAAACGAGGTTTGCCAAGTTCTACAACCTTCCGGAACTCATGTCTATGTTCAAGGAAACGGCGGACATTCAGACAGCGGATATGCTGAATCTGCCTGTGCCGGAGGCGCATTATCACAATATTGTTCTGAAACCGTCTGAGGCTCAGAAAAAGATGGTAGAAGGGCTTTCCGAGCGCGCGGAGCGTGTCAGAAACAAGATGGTGGATTCCTCCACCGATAATATGCTTCTGATTACCAACGACGGCAGGAAGCTGGCGCTCGACCAAAGGCTCATGAACGATATGCTGCCAGACAGCGAAACCAGCAAGGTCTCAGCCTGTGCCGATAATGTCTTCGATATTTGGCAGCGCACAGCGGAGAGCAGATCCACACAGATGGTCTTCTGCGATCTGTCCACGCCGCACAACGACGGCAAGTTCAATGTGTATGACGATCTCCGAAAGAAGCTCATTGAGAAAGGAATCCCCGCTGAAGAGATCGCCTATATCCACACGGCAGAAACTGAGGCCAAGAAGAAGGAACTGTTCGGCAAGGTTCGGTCTGGGCAGATCAGAGTGCTCCTTGGTTCTACGCAGAAAATGGGTGCAGGCACGAATGTCCAGACAAAGCTTGTGGCACTCCATCATTTGGATTGTCCCTGGCGTCCGTCCGATTTGCAGCAGCGGGAAGGCCGCATTATTCGGCAAGGCAATGAGAACCCGGAGGTGGATATCTACACCTATGTGACCGAGAACACCTTCGACAGCTACCTCTATCAGCTTGTGGAGGGCAAGCAGAAGTTCATTGGCCAGATCATGACCTCCAAGAGCCCTGTTCGGTCTGCGGAGGATATTGACGAGACAGCTTTGTCCTACGCTGAAATCAAAGCCTTGTGTGCCGGTAATCCGCACATTAAGGAAAAGATGGATCTGGACATTGACGTCTCCCGCTTGAAGCTTCTCAAGGCCAACCACTTGAGTCAGCGTTATGCGCTGGAGGACCAGATCATCAAGGAATTTCCGCAGAAGATCAAGTCGCTGGAGCAGCGGATTGAGGGCTATAAAGCTGACATGACACAGCTTGCTCAAAACACGCTGCCAAATGAGGACGGGTTCTCTCCGATGATAATGGCAGGAGGAACGGTAACGGACAAGAAAGCAGCCGGTGAAGCCATCATTGGACTCTGTAAGTCCATGACAAATCCGGACCCGATTCACATCGGTGAATATCGCGGCTTTGATATGGAGTTGTTCTTTGACAGCTTCAGCCGGGAGTACAAGATTACCATGAAACATGAGCTGCGGCATACGGTAACGCTTGGCACCGACATTTTCGGTAATATCCAGCGACTGGACAATGCCCTGAACAGCTTCCAAGAGAAACTGACGGCCTGTGAAGCGCAGCTCGAAAACACGAAGGTCCAGCTCGAAAACGCAAAGCTTGAGGTTCAAAAGCCATTCCCCCAGGAAGAAGAGCTGAAGACCAAGACGGCGCGGCTTAATGAACTCAACGCTATGCTCAACCTTGATAAGCGAGAAAATGAGATCGTTGACGGTGAGCGAGCCGAGGAAGAACCGAGCCGGTCCAGCGAAGAAAGAGAGCGATAAAAAACAATTTGCACATTTGTAATGTCGGACGTCTCTCGCTACAATGAAGTCAGAAAACAGATGGAGGTGCTTGAGATGTTCCGGCATAAAGCAGAAAAGCGAATCGTAGAGCTCAACTCCGAACAGCTTCGGCTTGCCAAATATGCGCTGCTTGAGTTCCGAAACAAGCTGATCGCGCAGGGCAAGCCCACGGAGGATGTAAACGAGCTGCTTCTGAAAATCATGAAATAATACCTTGATAGCCGCAGGGATAAAACCTTGCGGCTATCGCTTTACATAGCCGTCGATGCTTACCACATCGGCGGCTAAATCTTTATGAAGGAGGTTTTGCAAATGACCAATGAAGAGTTGAATACCGCACTGTATGAGAAGATGTTCGCTGAACAGCAGCGGTATCGTGAATGGCTGCTTTCTCAGCCGCCTGATGAAATCCTCAATCACTGCTATGAGTTCACGGTGAGAGAAGATATCGTCCTTGCTCTGGAGTACCACGATCTGTCTGACAAGCAGTGCAAGGCGCTTTTGCAGTCGCGCAGCCCGCTTGCCGATGTGTTCAAGGACTTTGAGAAGCGAGAAACAGATCACATGGACAACATCCGTGACACCATAGAGTGCCGCGCCAATGCGATCATCCGCAGAGACTTTATGCGTCAGCAGCAGGAAGCGAGGTGATGCACAATGGGCTATATTGCGGCAGATGACATTCTAAGGGCGAGGGAGGTGGATCTCATGACCTATCTCCGCAACTATGAGCCGCAGGAGCTTGTTCGTGTATCCGGCAACACCTACTGCACACGCGAACACGAGTCGCTCAGAATCAGCAACGGGAAATGGTACTGGTTCTCTCACGACATCGGAGGAAAATCCGCGCTTGATTATCTGATAAAAGTCAAGGACTACTCCTTCATAGACGCTGTGAAAACCATCCTTGGAAACGCCGCAGTGAAAGAGCCGATCCCTTATTACCAGAAGGAGAAGGTCAACCGCGATCTTCTGATGCCGAAACTGGATGAAGACACCTCTCAAGTAGAGAAATATCTGTACAGCAGAGGTATCCATCCGGCTGTAACGCTCTACTGCATTGAGAAAAAGCTTCTGTATCAGACGACAGAGTATCACAATGTGCTTTTCGTAGGTTATGACAAGGAAGGCACTCCCCGATACGGAGCTCTTCGGGCTACAAGGAGTCCTTACAAGGGCGATTTAACAGGTAGCAATAAACACTTCTCCTTTTCCATGAACGAGAACCCGGCACCCGAACACATTCATGTCTTTGAGTCTGCGATTGACGCCATGAGTTACGCGACGATGCTCCTTCTGAATGGAAAAGACTGGAAGAAAGAAACGTTCCTTTCTTTGGCTGGTGTCTATAAGACAAAGCGGGAGAAAGTTGTGCCTGTTGCGCTGGAGCGCTATCTGAAGGACTACCCAAGCATAAAGACTGTCCATCTTCATCTTGACAACGACAGCATAGGACGCGGGGCTGTCGCCGGAATCGTATCCGGGCTCCAAGAGAAGTATACGGTGCTTGACGAGCCTCCTTTGCGCGGGAAGGACGTCAATGATGAACTCAAAATCCGCGTCGGAATTCTGAGAGAAAGAGAGGAAATAGAACGATAATGGACATTACGATTTATCAGATCAACATGGGCCGGGACCATAATCGTATCGCCTTTGAAGGTCTGGACTTGCTGAGGCAGTATCAGGGATCGGATAAGATCGACAGCCGTATCTATGACCGCGTGTTCGAGGGCGAAGTCGATTGTAAAGACCTTGAGGATGTGTACCGCAAGTTCAATCTGGAGCACCCGGAGGGTTACAAAGGTCGGTCTTTGTCTGTGTCGGATGTTGTCGAAATCGTGGACGAGAACGGCGATTCGACCTTCCACTTCTGTGACTCCATCGGTTTCCAGCAGATCGACTTCGATCCCTACCTGACGGAGGAATACAAGGAAGACAAGATCAAGGTTGTTTTCTGTGAACCCGGCAAGGTGGCACGAGTAGCCGAGATCAGCAACACGCTTGCTGACCTCCAGAAGACCGTCAAGGGCGATATCGAGCAGTTCTGCCCCTACGAGGAGGCCGTCGCCATCATCTGCAATGAGGAAGGCAAGTTCAACGGCATGATGCCCAACAGGGCTATTTACAGTGAGCCGCAGGAGGTTGAAATGTCCTACGGAGAACTGACGAGCAGATTTCGCGAGGCCGAACGAAATGGGGGCGAGCATCTTACGGGATATATCGTCTTTACTGAAGACAGTTTCACAAAGCCATATCCGGAGGCTGCGCGGACCTACGCCGTGAGCAGCAACAATAAGGCGTTCCAGCCCAATATGGGTGGATACTCCATCTACGCCAGCGCACTGGACGGCTCCGATCCGATGATCCGTCTGGAGAGCTATATGCAGAGCGAAAAGGGCGGCAAGGACGGATGGAAGATCGAGAGGTGCTATATGAAGAGCGACGAAAAAGAAATGATCGACGTTATCTTCGGCCCCTTCTTTATCTGTGATTGCAGCGGTGCCAACTATGGGTCCCTGAATCAGGAGCAGATCGACCGTTTTATGAAGCAGTTTGAGAACCCTGAGAGGCTCATTCGCATGAATGGGACGCTGATGTCTGTCCCTTATAATCCGGAGCCGGATCTTTCGAGGTGATGGAGGTGAGAGAATGAGAATCATCGACGATACCTTTATCATCGGGATTGACAGCGGCTACGGCAATATCAAGACCGCAAACTGCTGCTTTCCGGCAAGCGTGGCAGCATACGACACCGAGCCGGTCTTCAAGGATAACATGCTGGTGTATGCGAATCGCTTCTTTCTCATCGGAGAAGGCCATAAGGAGTTTCTTGCAGACAAGACAAGGGACAATGACTACTATGTCCTTGCACTTGCCGCGATTGCAAGGGAGATGAACATCAAAAAGCTTACCACCGGTAAAATCAGAATTGCCGCAGGGCTTCCCCTGACATGGGTAAGCGGCCAGCGGGATGACTTCAAGAACTATCTCCTGCAAAACAGGAATGTTGAGTTTTCGTTCCGCAATACCATTTACTCCATTGAGGTAGTAGGCGTCGATGTGTTTCCGCAGGGCTTTGCTGCCGTGGCTGACAGGCTCTCCGATTTCAAGGGTGTGAATATGCTCTGCGATATCGGCAACGGCACAATGAACATCATGTTCATTAACGACAAAAAGCCGGTTCCTGGCAATATGTTCACGGAGAAGTTCGGAACGCACCAATGCCTGTTGGCCGCGCGAGAGAACGTGATGAGAGTTCACCATACCACAGTCGATGACGCGATCATCAACCGCGTGTTTCGGTTTGGAACTGCGGACATCAACGAGAAGTATCTGAAAACAATCACAGATACAGCAATGGAGTATGTGGAGGGAATCTTCCAAAGACTTCGTGAGCATGAGTACAACCCTGAGTTGATGAGGCTCTATGTTCTCGGCGGTGGAAGTTGTCTGATCCGAAACTTTGGCATCTTCGATAAGGAGCGTGTCACGATTAACGACGATATCTGCGCAACGGCAAAAGGCTATGAACATCTGGCAGAATTGAATCTGCGGAGAGGCGGTGCGGCATGAACTCAAAGCGAATATCGTTGCGGTTCAACCTGGATAGCCCTGAGGACCTTGCAGCATGGGACTATCTTCATACGCTGAAAGCCGATTCTATCAACAAGGAGATCATAGCAATTATCAATTCAGCAAGGCAGAACCGAGACCTGCGAGACCTCCTTAGACAAACAATTTCAGTCGCGCTACAGGGAATGTCTCTTCAGCCGGTTGAAAAGCAGGAGATAACAGAAAGCGATATCGCAGCTTTGGATTTCCTTGACAGCTTCTGATGGCATCAAAATTGATGCCACTTTTTTATGCAGATTTTGAGGGTGGCATCAAAATTGATGCCACTCCCTACAGAAGGAGGTGAAACACCAATGGAAAAGAGAGCGTTGTCCTGGCAGGAGTTTTTGGACTCCGGCTTTGACGGTCGAGACTACAATTTCCCCAATTTTGAAGGGACTTTTGAGGCCGAGATGGTCTGCAAACGCTGGGACAAGAACAGTAAGCTCTTGGTTTATCTGGACTTTGATGATGGAAGAAAGATCATCACTTCCGCGTGGCAGGACTCCAACTACAAGGGCCTCGCGGATATTCCTTTTAATTCCCGTGTCAGAGTTACTTTCCAGTATTCCAAGAAGGGCATTTCTTATCTTAGAAGTGCCGAAGTAATCTAAACCGTGGGATCAGTGGCATTGTCTTAACAAGCAACGAATTGTGGGGCCACAATTCCGCTTGTCTGGGGCAATGCCCCTGAAACCCCAAAGAGAAAGGATGGCAATTTTGAAAAGAACACTTGAAATGAAAATCAGATTCACAAAGGCAGAGCTCGATGCTTTGAATAAGAAAGCAAAGAAAGCACAGATGTCCAGAGAAGGATATTGCCGTGCTGTTCTCAATGGCTCTACAGTCAAAGAAGCTCCGCCCGTAGAAGTTCCCCTGCTGCTTCGAGCCATGCGTCAGGCTGGGTACAATCTGGATCAGACATTGAAGCGGTTCAACACCACCAATGTTCCGGATATGCCTCAATTCAGAAAGGGACTGGAGGAAATCAGAGCAGCTACTAAGCTCGTCTCTGATGCTTATACCTCCAGCACCGGCTAATGGCAGTCACATCTATCTGGCCGATCAAAGGTCGAGTAGACCAAGTAATCAACTACGCCAGAAACCCTGAAAAGACGCATGATAAGGCGGACCTCTCGAAGCTTCATGAGATCGAAGGCGTCATTGAATACGCAGCCGATGAAATGAAGACGGAGACCAGGGCACTTGTGACCTGCCTTAATCTAACAAGCGAAGAAGACGCGGCAAAAGAGTTCATGGAAACTAAGCGCAGATACCGTAAGACCGGCGGCAGAGTCTGCTACCACGGCTATCAGTCGTTCAAGGCTGACGAGGTGAATGCGGATACCGCACACAATATCGGTGTGGCTCTTGCCAAGGAGCTTTGGGGAGACCGGTTCCAGGTTGTGATTGCGACCCACTGTAACACGGGTCATTATCACAATCATTTCGTCATCAATTCCGTTTCGGATGTGGATGGCCTTAAGTTCTACAATTCCCCAGAGGATTACAGACACATGAGAGAAGTATCAGATCGGCTGTGCCGTGAAGCACGGATCTCCGTGATTGAGAATCCTGACGGGAAAAAGAAGAATTATGGAGAGTGGGTTGCTGAGAAAAACGGAAAGCCTACAGTTAAAGACACGATAAGGGCAGACATTGACCGCGCAATTCTTGCCTCAACCACGGAGCGGGATTTCATCAACGTAATGGAAGAGATGGGCTATAAGATTGAAACGAAGACAGAAAAAGGCACTCCGCGGCAGCATCCCATTGTCATTCCGCATGGCGGGAAGAAACACTTCCGCCTGGACAATTTGGGAGAGTTCTATGAGCTTGAATCCATCAAGCAGCGCATTCAGAACAATATCCGAAAGAGAGTGCCTTTTCCCGAAGTGGAGGAAGGCAAGAAAGCGCCTTACTATCACTACAAAGAAAAGGGGCAAAAAGCCACAGGGCTATATGCCCTCTATCTTTACTACTGTTACGAGCTTCATATCATCGTTCACAAGCCGGCATTTATCAAAAAGGTGTCGGTTTTTTTGCGCGAAGATGTGACGAAGCTCGATCAGTATATTGCTCAGGCTGATTTTCTTGGGCGTACAGGTATCACGACTACGGAGGAGCTTCTATCGTACAAAGCCGATAAAGAAGCTCTGATAAAAACGCTGGACGATGAACGCAAGGGATTGAAGAACAAACAGAGGCAGTGCTCTCGCCGGAACGATGAGAAAGGCGCTGCGGAGATAAAAGGCCAGGTTGACGTTATTACCAGCGAAATGAGTGCCATACGCAAGGAAATAAAGCTTTGCACCGCCATTGCCGAGCGGTCTGCAAGGGTTCACGAGAACCTTGAGGATATCCGGCAGCAGGAATCTGAAAGAAAGGAGAAAACGACAGATGAGTTACTCGTCAGGAGAGGCGGCAGAACAAGTCGTGAGAATGACCCTGAACGGGGTTGAGGTCGCTGCAAAGATCAGCGGTAAAGCTGCGGAGCGGCTGGCTGTTCTTCTCTATGCGGTCCTGAAGGATCAGAAAAAGACGCGCGGCAAAACGAGGCTTACCAGTATGCTCAGGAGCGGAAAAGAGCTCAAGGTATTTTCCGTGAGCGACAATGAGCTGGAAAAGTTCTGCCGAGAAGCCAAGAAATACGGTGTCTTGTACTGCGTCCTCAAGGATAAGACGGACACTGACGGCCATACCGACGTGTTCGTCCGTGCCGAAGACGCAAGCAAAATCAACCGCATCTTTGAACGCTTCGGAATTGCCACGACCGATCTGGCTACCGCGAGGGGAGAAATCGTCAAAGCAAACGAGGAAAAGAACAGCGACCGTCCGGAGCCTGACCGTCATACCACGGAAAAGGATAAGGATGAAGCTTTCGTTGACGCCATGCTTGCGAAACAGCCCAACAAGGAAGAGGCTCAGACGCAAAACCCCACAGAAGGCCGGATTGCGAAGTCCCGTCAGTCCGAGCCTACCTCAAGGCCGCGCGAGAAAACCGACAGGGGTATCTCTGATTCACCGGAACGGAGTCGGAAGTCTGTGCGAGAGACGATGAAGGAGATCCGGGAGGAACAGAGACAGAGGTCGGATTCCGCGCAGAGAACGAAAGACGCCCCTACGAAGGGGCCGGAGCACATCGAGGTGCCCAAAAAGAAAAAGGAAAAGGAGAGATAAATCATGGCAAACTATGATGACATTTTTAATGCAAGTCAGTCCGTGGAGACGGATGAAAAGAGCTATTCCTCTTTCGACAAGGAGGAATGGGCGGCACAGAAGAAGCAGGAGCGCGAAGATGCTTTCGCTCTGATCGATACGACCGCCGAGCACATGGCCAACGATGGGGCACTGTTCCAGTCTTATCTGGATGTTCAGGCGCATTTCGACCGCTACTCGGTCGGCAACGCCCTTCTCATCACGGCGCAGAAGCCGGAGGCAACCCAGCTTGCGGACTCCAAAAGCTGGAGAGAGAACGGCGTGTATATCAAGAAAGGAGAAGTCGGAATTGTTCTTCTGGAACCCGGTGAGGAGTTCACCAAGGAAGACGGTTCGGTCGGCGTGAGCTACAACTCCAAGAAGGTGTTCGATATCAGCCAGACCAACGCCAAGCCAAAGGAGCGCGGGAATGTGAGGCGTGACGACCGCCTTCTGCTCAAGGCACTTATTCACAACGCCCCTTGTCCGATCAAGATCAGCCAGGAAATGCCGGAAGGCATCAATGCGGTCTATCGCCCGCAGGATAAGATGATCTTTGTTCGCGGTGGGCTGGAGGCACCGGATCTGTTCCGTGGCCTTTCCCAGGAGCTTGCTCATGCCCATCTGGACAAGGGCGACTATAAGCGCAGCGACAACGCCTTCGTTGCCTACTGCGCATCCTATGTGCTGTGCAGCCGTAACAACCTCCCGAAGGATATGTTCCGCTTTGACCGTCTGCCGGAGAACATGTCTACGATGGATGCCCGGTCCGTAAGAACCGAGCTTTCCAAAATCCGCGATGTTGCCAACGTGATCTCTGCGGATATGGCAAAGGTTCTGGACAAGAACCGCCAGCCGGTTGAACGCAGAGACGAAGCAAGATAAGGAGGTGGCAGCATGGCAGATGAAAAGAAGGTCCTTACGCTTGACGAATTTGAACAGCGTTTGATGGTCAGCGGTCTGATGGATTTTCGTAACGATCTTCTGAAGGATGAAAAGCCTACAGAGGACATCAACGATCTGATCCTAAAGGTCATCGATGCCCCAACAAAAAAGGAGAAGCGGAGAGCTGAACGTGAGGAAAGATAAGCTTTCCAAACAGAATGTGATCCTCTATTTCCTTGGCATAATCCCTGTTGTATGGCTTGGTCTGTTGATTGCTCCCTGTCTGGAGGATGGTCTGATCGGGCTGGTTCAGCAGTTCGGAACGATAATGCAAAACCCGTTTAGAATAGAGCTTTGCGAGGACAGTGTAAAAGCTGTCCTCGTTTTGCTTCTGGCCTATGGAATTGCTATCGGCGTCTATCTTTCCTCAGAGCACAACTACAGGCGACGAGAAGAACATGGCTCAGCCAAGTGGGGCACGGCTGGCTCAGTCAACAAGAAATATGCCAATAAGGATAAGACAGAGAACAAGATTCTCACACAGAATGTCGCTATCGGGCTTGATGGTCGAAAGCACAGAAGAAACCTGAATGTACTGGTATGCGGTGGTTCCGGTGCCGGTAAGACGAGATTTTTCGCCAAACCGAACATCATGAACGCAAATACGAGCTTCGTAGTGCTTGACCCGAAGGGAGAATTGCTCCGGGACACCGGACACCTCCTGAAAGAGCACGGATACGACATCAAGGTTCTTGACCTCATCAATATGGAAAAGAGCCACTGCTACAACCCCTTTGTTTATCTGCAAAGCGACGACGATATTCAGCGTCTCACAACCAACCTGTTTAAGAACACAACGCCAAAGGGCAGCCAAACGCAGGACCCCTTCTGGGATCAGACTGCGGCTATGCTCTTGAAGGCGCTCGTTTGTTACCTTCACTACGAGGCTCCACCCGATGAACAGAACTTCCCGATGGTGATGGAAATGATCAGAGCGGGCGATGTGAAAGAGAACAACGAGGACTATCTTTCGGTCCTTGACGAGCTCTTTGAACGGTTGGAGGCGAAGAACCCGGAGCACATTGCGCTCAAATACTACCGGGCGTACCACTCCGGCAGTGCAAAGACATTGAAGTCGATCCAGATCTCCTTGGTGTCCAGACTGGAGAAGTTCAACCTGGATTCGCTTGCAGGCATTACGCAGACCGATGAAATGGATTTGGGCGAGATCGGAGAAAGGAAAACAGCGGTGTTTGCTGTTATCCCGGATAACGATTCTTCTTTCAATTTTATTGTCGGTATGCTGTACACGCAGCTATTCCAACAGCTCTACTATCAAGCCGATTCTGTTCACGGAGGCAGGCTACCGGTCCATGTTCATTTCGTTATGGACGAGTTTGCCAATGTCGCTTTGCCGGATGAGTTCGACAAACTGCTGTCTACCATGCGTTCGCGGGAGATTTCAGTTTCAATCATCATTCAGAATCTGGCGCAGCTCAAGGCCCTGTTTGAGAAGCAATGGGAAAGCATCGTCGGCAACTGCGACGAGTTTCTCTACCTCGGCGGTAATGAGCAGTCCACCCACGAATATGTCTCCAAGCTGCTGGGCAAGGAGACGATCGACACGAACACTTACGGTCGATCTCGTGGGAGAAACGGAAGCTACTCTACCAACTACCAGCTCACAGGGCGTGAGCTTATGACACCTGACGAAGTGCGTATGCTGGACAATCAGTACGCGCTTCTTTTTATACGCGGTGAGCGTCCCGTACAGGATTTCAAGTATGACATTCTTCATCATCCCAATGTGCGGGAAACCACCGATGGTGGAGCACCGGCGTTTACGCACGGCGAAGACACCAGAAGCATTGCGGCTATGTCTTTCGTGTTTGACAAGAACGTTGTCAAACAGGCACAGGAAATCAAGCCGGAACTACACGATTTTGAATTGCTCTCAGAAGAAGAGCTCCAAGAAATATTTGATAAAAAGGAGAAAGAAGAACATGAAAAACATCAATCGTAAGAACAACACTCAGAAGCCGGAGATTCCCGGCAAGGTTAAGAAGGGCTTCCGGTTCTATGCTGTAGCGGTCCTGTCCCTTGCCCTGGTTATGGGCATGAGCGTTACCGCCTTTGCAGCCGGTGACCCGATCACGGTCGTCAACAACCTGTCCGATTTCATCTTCGGCCTGATCCGCGCGGTCGGCCTCATCCTTCTCGGTTGGGGTATCGTGCAGGTCGGCCTCAGCTTCCAGAGCCACGACCCGAGCCAGCGTTCCAACGGCTTCCTGACTCTGGCGGGCGGCGTTATTATCACCTTCGCAAAGGAAATCCTCAACCTGATCGTGGGCTGATCCGGTTTCCCGAAAAAGGGGCGGTCAGCAATGACCGCCCCGGATTGGAGGTGTAACGAATGTCGGATAACTGGATTGTACAGAATCTCGAAAATGCCCTTGAGGTATGGAACGATAAGTTGTCTGAGATCTGGCAACTGATCACACAGTCACCGCAGACATTCAAAGGTGGCTCTATTTGGTCGGTTATTACAAGTATCCACGGAGCTTTGCAAGCCATCGGCTACGCACTGCTGGTGCTTTTCTTTGTGGTGGGCGTTGTAAAGACGTGTGGATCGTTTGCTGACCTGAAAAAGCCTGAACACGCTGTAAAACTGTTTGTCCGATTTGCAATCGCAAAGGGACTAATCTCGTATGGCATGGAACTCATGCTCGCAATCCTTGAAATCATCCAAGGCGTGGTAAGCACAATCATGAACTCTGCCGGTTTCGGTACGCCGCAGGCGACTATTCTGCCACAAGAAATTGTCACGGCGGTTGAGGACTGCGGATTCTTTGAGTCCATTCCACTTTGGGCGGTTACGCTCATCGGCGGACTGTTCGTGTGGGTACTCTCATTCGTGATGATCCTGAGCGTCTACGGACGGTTCTTCAAAATGTATATGTACACGGCAATCGCACCGGTTCCGCTTTCCACCTTTGCCGGTGAGCCCACGCAGAATATCGGCAAGAGCTTCCTGAAGAGCTATGCCTCCGTATGTATGGAGGGAGCAATCATCGTTCTTGCCTGTATCATCTTCTCTGTCTTCGCGTCGAGCCCGCCAGTTGTGGATACAAGCGCGACAGCGGCGTCTATGGTCTGGAGCTATATCGGTGAGTTGATCTTCAACATGTTGATCCTCGTCGGTGCTGTGAAGATGGCGGATCGCCTTGTCAAAGAAATGATGGGCATCTGAGGTGCGTCATGGCAAAGAGAATCATGAATAAGTGGCGCGGTTATACCGTAGCGGATTGCGATTGCAAGTATTGTCTCTATTACGGCGGCAGGAAGAACCGTGAAGTGAACTGCCTTGCAGATGAGTGTGTCTGCAAGGCGGAGCTTCAGGAAGCTGCCCGTCGGGAAAGAAATGAAAAGAAGGGAGAAATTCAAAATGGCACTTCAACTTTATAATGTGCATCTTGTCAACGGAGATGTTCTGCAGGTAGGAGAGGATTACGATCTGCGAGGCCCTCAAACCATCGTCAACCGTTTTTACAAGGCGGGAGACAATGATATCCTTGAGTTCAGAACCCCGTTCACTTCTATGTACGTTCCCCGCAAGAACATTCTGTTCGTGGCAACGGCAGATGTGCTGGATTAAGGAGGATGGAAATGGAAGTAAAAATCAATAGAGAGATTCGGAACTATACCGAGTCAATGTTCTTCGGACTGTCCTTCAGACAGTTCGTTTTTTCTTTGCTGGCTGTTGGTGTTGCTATTGTCCTGTACTTTGCTCTCAAGCCCCATGTCGGAACGGAAACCGTTTCCTGGATGTGCATCCTTGGTGCGGCTCCTTTCGCCGCAATGGGATTTATCTCCTATAACGGGATGACGGCAGAGCAATTTGTATGGGCGTGGCTGCGGTCAGAAATGATTGAGCCGAAACAGATCAAGTTTGAACCGGTGAATATCTACTACGAGGCGTTGAAGGACACCATCGACGCCAAGGAAAAGGAGGTCTACAAAGGCAATGATTAAAAGCATCAAAACAATTCTGTCTCAGGAAAAAGAAAAGTTCGTGGTGCCGAAGAAAGTGCAGGATTTGATTCCGATCAAGTGCATCTGGCCTGACGGTATCTTTAAGGTCGGAAACAAGTTTTCCAAGACCTACAAGTTCAGCGACATCAACTATATGGTAGCAAGTCGAGAGGATAAGGAAAGTATGTTCCTGACCTACTCTGAGCTTCTGAACAGTCTGGATAGCGGCGCTACCACGAAAATCACGATTAACAACCACAGACTGAACAAGGCGGATTTTGAGGGCTCCATTCTCATGCCGATGAAGCGTGACGGACTGGACGGTTACCGCATGGAGTACAACAATATGCTCCTGGATAAGGCAACCGGAGCCAACGGCATCACGCAAGAGAAGTATGTGACTATCTCTGTGAGCAAGAAGGACATTGAGGAGGCTCGAGCGTATTTCGCCAGAGTCGGTGCGGATCTGACGACCCATTTCACGGGGCTCGGTTCCAAGTGCGTTGCACTCAATGCAGTACAGAGACTGCGTATCCTTCACGACTTCTACCGCCCCGGCGATGAGACTGCCTTCGAGATGAACATCAATAAGAAGGCGCGGATGGGTCACGACTTCCGAGACTATATCTGCCCGGATAGCGTGGAGCGGAGCGCAGACCACATCAAGCTCGGAGAAAAGTTCGCAAGAGTTCTTTTCCTCAAAGACTACGCGAGCTATATCAAAGACAGTATGCTCTCCGAGCTTACCGAGCTGAACCGGAATCTGATGCTGTCTATCGATGTGATCCCCATCCCTACGGATGAAGCGGTACGCGAGGTCGAGAACAGACTGCTGGGCGTTGAAACCAACATCACCAACTGGCAGCGCAAGCAGAATCAGAACAACAATTTCAGTGCAGTGGTTCCGTATGATATGGAGCTCCAGCGCAAGGAGTCCAAGGAGTTCCTGGACGATCTGACGACCCGAGACCAGCGCATGATGTTTGCCGTTGTGACGATGGTAATCACGGCAGATACCAAGGAGCAGCTCGATCTGGATACCGAAACAATCCTCTCTACTGCGAGAAAGCACATGTGCCAGATGGCCACGCTGAAGTTCCAGCAGACGGATGGCCTTAACACGGTCCTTCCGATTGGTGTCAGAAAGATCAATACGTTCAGAACCCTTACTACCGAGAGCCTCGCTGTTCTGATGCCGTTCAAGGTTCAGGAGATCATGGATCAGGGCGGTATCTATTTCGGTGAGAACGCGATCTCTCACAACCTCATCATGTGCAACAAAGCAAACCTCCTGAACCAGTCGGCATTTCTGCTGGGCGTTCCCGGCTCCGGCAAGAGCTTCTCTGCCAAGGAGCTGATTACCTTCCTTATGCTGAACACCGACGACGATATCCTCATCTGCGACCCCGAAGGCGAGTATGCGCCGCTGGTGGAGGCGATGGGCAATCTCGGCTCGGTTATCAGGGTTTCTGCCGGAGGCAGGGACAGGCTGAATGCCATGTATATGGTTGACGGCTACGGGGAGAACAACCCCATCGTGGTGAAGTCTGAGTTCATTATGTCTTTGATCGAGCAGATCGACAAGAAGGGCGTTGGCCCTCAGCACAAGTCCATCATTGACCGCTGTATTACCAATGTCTATCGCAATGCCGCAGAGGAAGGAACCGTTCCGACGCTGTGTACGCTGCGCGATATGCTCTTGGAGCAGCCTGAACCGGAGGCAAAGCAGATCGCTTTGTCTCTTGAACTTTATACCACCGGTTCGCTGGATATCTTCGGCAAGCAGAGCAATGTCGATCTGGACAAGCGCATTGTGGTGTTCGACATTCACGGCCTTGGCTCTCAGCTCAAGCCCACCGGCCTGCTGGTTATCACCGATACCATGCTGAACCGTGTGACGCTCAACTGGAAGAAGGGCAAGCGCACCCATGTCTTTATCGATGAGTTCCATGTGGTGTTTGAAAATGAGTTCTCGGCTCAGTTCTTCAACTCCGCATGGCGTCAGTTCCGTAAGCGTAATGCTTATCCGACTGCGATTACGCAGAACGTGGAGTACCTGCTTGACTCCGTTCAGGCCAGCACGATGCTTTCAAACTCGGAGTTTGTTATCATGCTGAACCAGGCAGCGTCCGACCGTGAGAAGCTCGCGCGGCTTCTCAACATTTCCAATGAGCAGATGAGCTATATCACCAATGCCGACGCAGGCTGCGGTCTGATTAAGTACGGTTCAGCGCTTGTCCCGTTCATCAATCAGTTCCCGCATGATACAAAGCTCTATCAGCTTATGACCACGCGCCCCGGTGAGGGCGAATTTGCAAGAGGACAGGATTAACCCTGTCCTCAATCTTTTATGGAGGTAATTTGAAATGAAAATCAAAAAGATTATTGGCATCGCCGCTATTGTGGTCCTGTGCGGGATCGCGGTATTCTCTGGCGTCGTGTTTCATCACCAGTATCAGGATCAAAAGAACAGCGCACAGCAGTTTGAGGACTTGTCCAACATGATTGCTGACATGGACAAGAGCGAACTCGACAAGGAGCCTGCCTCCGAGCCGGGTGAAGACGAGCCTGTAAGTGAGGCACTCTCTGAGGAAGAACTGGCTGCGCGAGAAGCAGAGCTGGCAATGGAGAAGTACAGGGCTCTTTTCGATCAGAACAGCGATTTTGTTGGCTGGATCTCTATCGACGGAACGAACATCAATTATCCGGTCATGTGGACACCGAACAATCCTAACTACTATCTGAAGCACAGCTTTGAGAAGGAGTACAGCGATTACGGCGTTCCGTATATTGACGAGGACTGCGTGATGGGAGAGAGCAACAACTACGTCATCTACGGGCATCACATGAAGAACGAAACGATGTTCCACGATCTCTGCAACTATGCCAGCAAGGACTTCTATGACGAGCACCCGATCATTAAGTTTGATACCCTTTTCGGCTTCGGAGAGTATCAGATCGTGGCGGTCTTCCGCTTTGATACGAACAATGACACCTTCCGGTACAATCAGTTCACGGATATGGATGAGGAGCACTTCAAGAACTTCATGAATAGTGTTCACCTCCGCCAACTCTATGACACCGGCGTGGATGCCGAATATGGAGATCATCTTATCACGCTTTCCACCTGTGAATACACCTACACCAATGGGCGTTTCGTGGTAGTTGCCAAGAAGGTTTAATCCTGTTCTTTTAGGAAGGAGGCGATAGCTATGAGCAGGATTAAGACGAGAGAAAGCGTGAAGGATATCAAGGTCATTGACAAAGCGGCTGTTGCCTCTGAGCGTATGAAGACGGCGCTGGTCAGGTCAAAGGATCAGTTTGAAAATCTGATGGACGATGGCCAGGTCACGCCGTCTGAATATGCAGAGGATAAGATCCGCTATGCTGCGGAAGATGTTGCAGATCGTGTCGGTCATGATGTGTCATCCGAAACGAAAAAAGCTGTCAACAAAGGCAAAGAAGCATATCGGAAACATCGTGAGGAAAAGCGGATTGAAAAGAATGAAGAACGGGTCAATCGCTATGAAGAGCGCTTTCGTAGAGAGGAACAGGCCCGATCCGAGAGGACTTCTTCTCCGGAGTCTCATTCACATCAATCGACTACACGAGCCTCAGAGCCGCAAGGCCCTTCGCAGACGCAGAGCGAGCCTGCATCCAAACGGCAAGCGGTCTCTCAAAAGCAAAACTCTGTTCTGCAGAGGAAGAATGTCCACAAGCAGAACACCGTCAGAGAAACAGCATCCACCGGTGGTGAAGTCCGGAAGAACGCTATACGCGGAAAGCGAAACCAAACCATCAAAACAGCGGAGCGGACGGAACACACGATTAAGCAGTCCGCCCGTTCTGCCGGAAAGAAGACCGTGAAGACCGGTGCAAAAGGCACGGTTAAGTCTTCAGATAAGGCAATTAAGACAGCGGAGAAGACTTCCAAAGCGGCAATTAAAACTGCTGAGAAAACGGCCAAGGCAACTCAAAAAGCGGCTCAGGCGACCGCCAAGGCCGCACAGAAGGCTGCTGAAATGGCAAGGCAGGCTGCGATTGCGGCATATAAAGCTGCGGTGGCGGCAGCGAAAGCAATCGCAGCCGCGATCAAAGCGATTGCTGCAGCGATCAAAGAACTGATTGCTGCCATTGCCGCCGGTGGTTGGGTAGCAGTAGTGGTGATTATCGTTATCTGCTTGATCGGCCTTATCGTGGCATCCTGTTTTGGGATCTTCTTCTCTTCTGAGGATACCGGCTCCACGCAAACCATGCAGCAGGTCGTCCAGGAGATCAACTTGGACTATCAGAACAAGCTTGACGATATCAAGAACTCCAACACATACGACGAACTTGAAATGTCAGGCTCCCGCGCTGTATGGCCAGAGGTCCTTTCCATCTACGCTGTAAAGACCACCAACGACCCGGATAACCCGCAGGAGGTGGCGTCTATGACCGACGAGAAGAAACAGCTTCTGAAGGATATCTTCTGGGAAATGAATGAGATTTCCTATGAAACCGAGGAAAAGGCAGAAACGGTCATAGTCGAAACAGACGATGGAGAAGGCAACATCGTAGAAGAGGAAGTCGAAGAAACAACGGTATATCTGTATATCACTGTGAGTCATAAGACCGTAGAAGAAATGATGGCACAGTACGGCTTCACCGAGGATCAAAAAGCTCAGGTTGCCGAGCTGCTTGCACAGGACAGCAGTATGTGGGCATCTGCTCTCTACGGCATTTACGGAGCTGACGATCAGATTGTTGCGGTTGCGCTTTCTCAGCTTGGCAATGTGGGCGGTGAACCTTACTGGAGCTGGTACGGTTTCGGCTCTCGCGTTGAGTGGTGCGCCTGCTTTGTATCGTGGTGCGCTGATCAGTGTGGATATATCGAGACTGGCATCATTCCGAAGTACGCAGGCTGCGTAAACGGCGTCACTTGGTTCAAGGATCGTGGCCAGTGGGCAGATAACGATATAGAACCTGCACCCGGCATGATTATCTTCTTCGATTGGGACAACAAGGGCAGCTCCGGCCCGCAGGACGGCGAATCCGATCATACCGGTATCGTTGAACGGGTTGAGGACGGCATTGTCTACACCGTCGAAGGGAACTCCGGCGATAGCTGCCGCGAAAACCATTATGCTGTGGGATATTATGAAATCCTGGGTTATGGCATCCCAGCATATTAATACCATGCTCCTGTATCGAGATCAAAAAGCTCGGTACAGGAGCTATTTCTCTTCCCATAAAGCAGATGTCGGCTATGAGTGCCATCACGCTGAATAATATTATGAAATTGGCGAATACATCTTGAAATCAGGGAACTTCTCTGATATACTTTACTATGTCTATTTATATCAACCCAGCGAGCATGGGGGATGCACTTGAGTAACGATGAAACGGAGGCTCGTTATGAAGATTAGCTACGACAAGCTTTGGAAGTTAATGAGGAAGAACAAGTTAATGAAGAGCGAACTCGCTTCCGCAGCTCAAATAAGCGGATATACAATGAGCAAACTATATAGAGACGAGCCTGTATCACTTGAGGTCATCATGCGTCTTTGCAAGGTGTTTCATTGTGACATTGGTGATGTCGTAGAGATTATCGAAGAGGATTAAAGAAAAATGCTTCAAGAGAATATATTTGTTAGTCCCTATAAAGGATCAGGCCAGATAACGAGAGAGCAGTTTTTGTTTTATGAAATGCGCACAACAGCAAAGCTTCTTTCGTCTGGGATTAATGAGAAAGAGACTGCCTCAATGATTGTCCAAGAGAACCTGTTTCAATACCCAACTGAGAAATCTGTAAGGCAGATGGCTCGCATCTGTGTTGAGAGGTTAAAGTGCCTCCAGTCTGAAGACTTGATCCGGTGTATTGCGTTTTCTGATTCGGTAAGTGCGAAACAGGCTTGCCTCTATTCCATGATGAAGAAATATCGGATCGTATGGGACTTCATGATTACCGTAATAGGGGAAAAGTATAAGCAACGAGATTCTTCTTTTAGCAGAAGTGATATAAGAGCCTTTTTCCTTCGCCTTCAAGAGCAAGACGAATATGTTGCTTCCTGGTCAGAGAACACGGTCAAAAAGATGGGATCTGTGCTATCGCGCCTGCTGATTGAGAATGAATACATTGATGATGGGAATGCAGCGAGACTTAATCCTATACTTATAACTTCTGAGCTGGAGAATGCTATCCGGTATAAAGGCGATCTACTTGCCTTACCTGCATTCAACTGCCTGGATTGAGGTGGCGACATGAGCAATATAAAAGAACGGCTGGATCTCCTGCGCGAGGAAATCCAGAAAGATGATTTTCTTGATGGCAAGGGACTCAGCAATGAAGTCAATATCCGCATCTTCTGTTACGAACCGGCAGAGGAAATGACGGTAACACACTTCCTTGAACAAATTAAAACAGACCAGTCTCTGAATTGCAGACTGATCGAGTGTAACCTGTATAAGACTTTCCTTTCCATCTGTGATGATCTTGATGTCACGGATGCAATCCCTGAGATGGAAGAGGCTGACGGAGGTATCTTCCTTCTGGAGCAGCTTCACTCTGCGATTGGCGAAGGAGAGTTCATAGATAAGATCCAGTACGAGCCGCACAAGCGCGGTGATGTACTGATGCTGACCGGTGTTGGTGATGTGTTCCCTTTCATGCGGGTACACTCTCTGCTAGAAGCATTGCAGCCTTACTTTTCCGATATTCCGATCTTGGTCATGTACCCCGGCGAGTTTGACGGCCACTATCTGAAACTGTTCGGCAGGCTGACACCAAACGATTATTACAGAGCTTTCAATATTTTCTGAGGAGGATGCAGACATGATGATTCGCAACATGTTCGCTGAGAACATCAACAGACAAATCAATGGTGTCATCAAAGTCGATCAGGATACAACGGACGTTATCGAGCAGGAAGTTCGAGAGTACGTCATCACGAAAGAATTGAAGAAGCACTTCATCAGCTTCTTTGACTACTATAGCGACTCCTTTGATAAACCTACGGACGATATCGGCGTGTGGATCTCCGGTTTCTTTGGAAGTGGTAAATCTCACTTCCTGAAGATGCTTTCCTATATCCTTGAGAACAAGTCTGTCGGCGGTGTGCCTACGGTCGAGATGTTCCGCAAGAAGTTCGAGGACGATCCGGCCACCTTCATGCTGATTGATAAGGCTACCCGTGGCAAGACGGAGACCATCCTTTTCAATATCGACATTGAAGGCTCTATCAACAAGGACAAGACTGCGGTGCTCCGCGTCTTCGCAAAGATGTTCTATAACCATCTTGGTTTCTTTGGCGAGAATCTGAAGGTTGCTATGCTGGAGCAGTACATTGATCAGCTTGGAAAGACCGAAGAGTTCCGTCGCGTCTTTGAGGCCAAGAAGGGAAAGCCTTGGGTTGACCAGAGAAAGGCCTTTGCGTTCAATGGCAAGTTCATCATTCCTACGTTGATGGAAGTGCTGGACATGAGCGAGGAGGATGCAAAGCGCTGGTTCAACGACAAGACGGCGATCGAGTTTTCCATTGCCCAGCTTGTTGAAGATATCAAAGCCTATGTAAAGAAGCAGCCCAAGGACTTCCGGCTGATTTTCCTGATTGACGAAGTTGGTCAGTATGTCGGCACGGATACCGACATGCTCCTGAACCTTCAGTCTTTGACGGAAAAGATCGGCAGTGAATGCGGCGGTAAGGTTTGGGTCATGTGTACCGGACAGGAAGCCATTGATGAGATCATCAAGGTTCGTGCTGACGAGTTTTCCAGAATTCAGGCGCGTTTCAAGACACGGCTTTCTCTGTCTTCCTCCTCCGTGGATGAGGTCATTCAGAAGCGTATCCTGAAGAAAAAACCGGAAGTCGAGAAAGAGCTGGAAGGCCTCTATCACGAGAATGATTCTGTCCTTCGTAATCTCTTCAGCTTCACTGACTCCATTCTGGATATCAAGGGCTTTACCGGCGCAAATGAGTTCGCTGTGAACTTCCCGTTTGTCCCTTACCAGTTCATCATCATGCAGAAGGTCTTTGCTGAGATCCGCAAGCACGGTAACTCCGGCAAGCACCTGTCCGGCGGTGAGCGTTCCATGCTGTCCGGCTTCCAAGAGGCCGCACAGAAGATTCAGGAGCAGGACGAGTACGCTCTGGTTCCGTTCTTCCGCTTCTACGATACCGTTCATACATTCCTTGACAGTTCTATTCGCCGCGTGATCGAGCGCTGCCAGAACGCAGCTGACATCGGCGCGGGTATTGAAGCGCTGGATGTTGATGTTCTGAAGCTCCTGTATCTGATCCGGTACGTTGATGATATTCCGGCTAACGTAGATAACATCGTGATCCTGATGGCCGATGATATCCGCACGGACAAGATCGATCTCCGTGAGAAGGTCAGAGAGTCCCTGAACCGGCTCATGAGCCAGAACTACATCGGCAGAACCGGCGATACTTACAACTTCCTGACTGACGAAGAGCAGGATATCCAGAAGGACATCAAGAATACCGTCGTTGATACCGCAGCTATCGTCGAGCGCATTGCGCAGATGATCTATGCCGATATCTACCAAACCAAGAAGTACCGTTACGGCAAGTATGACTTTGACTTCGACAAGATGGTTGACGGTGTGACCACTGGCGCAGTGACCGGTGGAATGAAGCTGCGCTTCCTGACCGTTGCCACGGATGCAGTAGAGAAGTCTGAGCTGCGCTTGATGACAGAATCCAAAGGTCAGGCTATCGTTGTGCTGTCCGGTTCCTCCTACTATGAGGCGCTGGAGAGTGCCATGAAGATCCGCAAGTTCGTAAAGCAGCGGAACGTCTCCCAGCTTCCGAAGTCCATGCAGGACATCATCCGCGACCAGCAGGATGAAGCTGGCCGGTATGAGCTGTCTGCTATGGAGGATCTGAAGAAAGCAATCATGAATGCCGCCTTCTATGTGGATGGTGAGCATGTTGAGATAAAGAGTGGTGACGCAAAGTCCCGCATTGATCAGGCTCTTGAGTATCTGGTGGCGCATGTTTACAGTGAACTTGGCCTGATTGAAAAGAACGCAGAAACTGATGCAGATGTCATTGAAATTCTGAACGGCAACTTCATTGCCGGAGCGGAACCCAACCGTGACGCAGCTGCCAAGGTGGAAGAGTATCTGATTGTGCAGGATAGGACAAAGCTTCCTACCTCCATGTTTGATGTCCAGAGCCGCTATCAGGGCATCCCGTATGGTTGGCGTGAGATAGACATTGCTGCGGTCGTAGCTCTGCTTATCAACCAGCAGAAAGTTACCATCAAGTACGGTGGAGCAACGATTCAGCCCAACGATCCGAAGCTTCCGGATATGCTTCGTAAGAAGAGTGAAATCGGCAAGACCAGCATTTCCAAGCGTCAGGTCGTGACTGCCGTCAAGATGAAGGCGGTCAAGGATCTACTCCGCGAGTACTTTGATGTGATGGATGTGCCGGATGATGAAGACGGACTTGTTGCCTTCATCGTCACAAAGTTTGAGTCGCAGAAGGCTCATTATGAGGCTCTGGAACAGCGCTATGTACCTAACCGGAGATATCCGGATAAGGGCAAAGTGCAGGCGGCAATTCAGCTGGCAACGGAAGTTCTCTCTCAGAAGAAAGACAATATTGCCCTGATTGACCGCGTTCTGAAACTGGAAGACAAGCTCTTTGACAGTAAGGAAGATCTTCAGGAAGTTGAGAGCTTCTTCAAGACGCAGGTGCAGGTCTTTGATGCAGCGGCGCAGATGGAAGAAGACCTCCGCAATGAGTTGGATTACCTGTCACACGAGCCGGAAGCCAATGATGCGCTCAACAAAATCAGACTGATCGTTGTGGTACAGGGTGGCTTCAGCTATAAGAAGATCCCTGAACTAAACGGCCTAATGGCTACTGTTCGTGAAGGCCATGACCGTCTGCTTGCGTCCAAACGTGAAGAAGTCAGCGACATCATTACACAGTGCATGGGCGCAGTACATCAGACAGCAAATGGAGACTTCAAAGCCAAAGATCTTGTTGCCAAGGCTGATGAATACTACTCTCAGCAGCGGCAGAAGGTCAAAGACTTTCAGAGTCTTGCACTTCTGGACGGCCTCATCCCTCCGATGCTCCAATACAAGGACTCTGCGGTAGCAAGGATTGAAGTGGCGGTTGCGCCTCCGAAACCGGTAGACCCGCCCAAACCGCCTGTAAATCCGGTCAATCCTCCTAAACCCGCACCGAAGAAGGTAATTCGGTCGTATAACCGGTCAGTAATCTTCCCTGCGAAGACAATGGAGACCCCGGAAGAGGTAGACGATTATGTTGAGAAGCTTCGCAATCAGCTTAAGCAGCTCCTCAAGAACTGCGACGGTATCCAGCTGAAGTAAAGAGAGTAGTGAGGATCAGTTGTGAGTGATGCTTTAAAGACAGTGCTAATAAGCCTTGGAACAAGCCTTATCGTTAGTCTTATTACCTTTATCCTTGGCTTGAGATCTGGGAAGAACCAAGCGGACAGGCAGAAAATGCAGGAGCTTTACAAAAAGCTCTATAGCCATTTCGCTGAACTCAAAAAGTCTATCGAAGAAGATAGATGCAGAACGTGGGAGAGCTATGATCACATAGAAAAAGGCAATCGGATCATTTACACCCCGCCTGTGCGAAAGCTTGAAATGTCTGGAGACCTTATATTCTTAAAAAAGAGGATAGCTGAAAAAGCAACTGCTCTTGAGATTAAGGTACTCAGCTACGGCTCGGATAAGGATTATTTGGCGAAAGACATACATGGTGTGCTTCTCGACAATCTTTCACTCTTAAAGGAAGGGTATGCATTTGAAGAATACTCTCACAACAAGGGCAAAAGGAATGCTTTGAAAACGGCTAATCCAACTGGATGCAATGCGTACCGTACTTGCTCATATAAGGATTTCTTTAGCGCTGATAAACTCAAGAAAATGTTGGATGAGTGGGATTCCAAGAAAGATTACGCACTGAAGTTCAGCACTAAGGGGAATCCACCAGATTATTCTTTCTGCCTTTACCCGGATAGTTTGAATGTATCGGTCGATGATTTCATTCAAGCGGTTGTAAAAGATTTCGGTGAGAAGGTCAAGGGATACCGTGACACAGAAGCAACAAAGAAGCAGTTGCTCAAAGATATTGATAATCTTCTGAAGAAACTTCGCAAGAGAGCGATTGAGCCGTTTACATTTTGGGAGACATTCTTTGGAGCGTTTGCGGATCTATTCAGATAATTATGAGGTGACAGTATGGACAAGAATGCTATCAAGAAATATGCAGTGTGGGCGCGGAGAGAGCTGATTTCCCGCGTCAGCCAAAGAGCTGCATTATATGAGATAACCGATAAAGGCTATGAAGACGCATCTGCGGATAGCGTTCTTGGCCGCGTCATGTCTGCTGAAGAGAAACGGCAGCGTCAGGCTCTCATTGCTCAGATCCGCGAGAAGGGCTATGAGCAAGTCATGGAGGAAATCGCCTACACTTGGTTCAACCGGTTCATTGCTCTCCGGTTTATGGAGGTCAATGGCTATCTCCCTTCCCGTATCCGCGTATTCACAGATGATGAGAATAACTTCAAACCGCAGATCCTGACTGAAGCAATCAATATGGAGTTGGACGGTCTGAATATGGAGAAGGTCTATGCTCTGAAGAATGCCAACGATGACGATGCGCTCTTCAAGTACATGATCATCGTTCAGTGCAACGCTCTCTCAAGTATCCTTCCCGGCATGTTCCAGAAAATTTCTGACTACACGGAGCTTCTGTTTCCGGACAATCTTCTTCGCAATGGCAGCGTCATTGAGCAGATGGTATCCATGATCCCGGAAGAAGACTGGACGGATCAGGTGCAGATCATCGGATGGCTGTATCAGTACTACAACACAGAGCCGAAAGATAAGGTGTTTGCCGACCTCAAAAAGAACATCAAGATCAGCAAGGAAAACATTCCTGCGGCGACCCAGCTGTTCACGCCGGACTGGATCGTGCGGTACATGGTGGAGAACTCTCTTGGCCGCCTCTGGCTGGAAGGGCATCCGAACGATGAGTTGAAAGCCTCTTGGAAATACTATCTGGATGAAGCAGAGCAAGAACCGGAAGTGCAGTTACAGCTTGCTGAGATCCGGAAGGAGTATGCTGCTCTGAAGCCGGAAGACATCCTTGCTATCGATCCTTGCCAAGGCAGCGGTCACATCTTGGCCTATATGTTCGATGTATTGGTTCAGATTTATGAGGCCTACGGTTACTCTGCTCGTGAAGCGGCGGCCAGCATTGTAGAGCATAACATTTGGGGTTTGGATATTGATGAACGTGCCGCTCAGTTGGCGTATTTCTCCGTTATGATGAAAGCGCGGCAGTATGATCGGCGCTTCTTTAGCCGTGGCATTCAGCCGCACGTTTATGCCATCATCGAGAGCAACAACCTCGATCCAAACTGCATAGAGTATTTTGTGGATGGCAGGCAGAATCTAAAGTCTGCGATGAATACGCTGGTAAAGGAACTGCATGATGCCAAAGAATATGGCTCAATCCTAAATGTGATACTGGTAGACTTTGATGCTTTGTATGCTCGTTTTGAAGAAATCAGAAATGAGACAGCTCCGAGCATGTACAGCTATCAGGCGGTAGAGTCTCTTCTGCCATTCGTTCAGGTAGCGCAAGCAATGGCGCAGAAGTACCATGCTGTTGTGACGAATCCACCCTATATGGGTAACGGAGGTATGAGTGCTCAACTGGTCAATTTTATAAAAGAAGCGTATCCGGATAGCAAAAGCGACTTGTTTGCTGTCTTTATTGAAAGAATCACCAATATGCTTAATAGTCATAGTTTTCAAGCGATGATTACTCAGCAGGCTTGGATGTTTCTTTCAAGTTTTGAGAAGCTTAGAAGAAAAATGCTTAATGAGAACATAGTGAATATGACTCAACTCGGTGCAAGGGCGTTTGAAGAAATTGGAGGTGAAGTGGTTCAAACAACAGCATTTGTAATACGAAATTGCCATATTCCGGAATATAAAGGAATGTATTGCCGTTTGATTGAGCCAACTACTCAAAACGGAAAAGAAGAAATGTTCCTTGCGGGAAAAAATAGATATGCCGCAAAAGTGGAGTCTTATTCCGTTATCAATGGAGTCCCCGTCGCATATTGGGTTAGTCAAAAGCTTTTGTCATCGTTTGAACGTGGTCAACGTTTGAAAGAATTAGGCCGTGTTACTTTGGGCATGAGAACTGGTGATAATGAACGGTTTTTGCGCCTCTGGCACGAAATTCCATACAGCAGCTTTTTTGGCAACGCAACGTCAAAGCTTGAAGCAAAAAGATCAGGCTCAAAGTGGTTTCCCTACAACAAAGGTGGAGAATATCGAAAATGGTATGGAAACACCGAAAGCGTGGTCAACTGGAAAAATGATGGAGAAGAAATCAAAGAAAATACTCGCCGTGTTTATCCTCAACTTGGTGATAATCTCGGGTGGAAGATTACAAGCGAAGACAAGTACTTTACTCCCGGTATTGCTTGGTCAAGAATAAGCAGCACCAATTTTGGTGTAAGGCTTTGCCTAAGCAATCTTATATTCGATACCAATGCGCCAATGTTTTTTCCCGAGAACGACACATGGCTTCTGTATATTGCAGGATTTATGTGTACGAAAATCGCGAGTAGGATTCTTCAAGTGCTTAACCCTACGCTAACGTTCCAAGTTGTTGATGTCGGTAATCTCCCAATTATTCTTGACGAGAGTCAGAGAACATCAGTTGAAGCAGTAGTACGAAGCGCATTTGAACTTTCAAAAGCTGAGTGGGACGCCTTCGAAACCTCGTGGGATTTCAATGAGCATCCCTTTGTTTCTTCATCTCAATGGGCGGCAAGAAATGGTGAGCCCACTATTAAACAGGCTTTTGAGGAATGGCAGAGAATATCTGAAGGTCGTTTCTGCAAAATTAGGGACAACGAGGAGGAACTGAACCGCATTTTTATTGACATCTACGGCTTGCAGGATGAGTTGACGCCGGATGTTGAGGACAAGGACGTGACCGTCCGCAAGGCAGATTTGCAGCGTGATATCCGCAGCTTCATCTCATACGCTGTCGGTTGTATGATGGGAAGATATTCTCTCGATGCTGCCGGCTTGGCTTATGCTGGCGGCGAGTGGGATGCATCAAAGTATCAGACCTTTATCCCGGATACAGACGCCATTCTTCCGATCTGCGACGATGAATATTTTGAGGACGATATTGTTGGTCGCTTTGTAAAGTTTGTTAAGGTCGTTTATGGAAAAGAAACGCTGGAAGACAATCTAAGTTTTATTGCCAATGCCCTCGGAGGCAAAGGATCTTCTCGTGATGTTATCCGGAACTACTTTATCAACGACTTCTACGCAGATCATCTGAAAGTATATCAGAAGCGCCCGATCTACTGGCTCTTTGACTCCGGCAAGAAGAACGGATTCAAGTGTCTGGTGTATATGCACCGCTATCAGCCGGACACGATTGCCCGTATCCGCACGGACTATGTGCATGAGCAGCAGAGCCGGTATCGCACGGCGATAGCGGATCTGGAGAGCCGGATTGCAAATTCCGGAACCGGTGAGCGCGTAAAGCTGACAAAGCAGCTTACCAAGCTTCAGGATCAGGCTGAAGAGCTGAGAGTGTACGAAGAAAAGATTCATCACCTTGCAGACCAAATGATCCGCATCGACTTGGATGATGGAGTGAAACACAACTATGCGATTTTCCAAGACGTACTTGCGAAGATAAAATAG